ACTACTGGTGCTAGTGGAATATTAAATATGGTAAAAATTACTCAAGCTAATTATGATGCTATTTCTTCTCCAGATTCTAATACCCTATATTTTATAATATAATTATGGCAGTAAAAACAGACACATCAATTGCTACTATATACATAGGCAACGCGACTGTTGCCAAAATCTATCTAGGTAGCACACAAATTTATACTAGTTCTTAATCGTATTTATTGCCTTAATTAAGGTGTATCTATATATAGAGATATTACAGTAAATATAGGTCTGGTGTATTTATATGATGAGCAAACCTGGATATAAAACTAGTGAATTTTGGTTTACATTAGTAAGCTTTGTTATTAGTGGATTATTTATATTTGGAGTAATTACAGAAGCTGACACTAAAGATGATTTGATTAGTGTGTCAACTCATGTTGTTGAAAGTATTATACTAATTGGTGGTCAATTTGCTTTTTTCTCTAGATATCTATCAGAAAGAAAAGCAAGAGAAGAAAAAGAAGATAGGGTAAGTAAAGAACTTGAAGACTATATTGGGATAGACAAAGAACATAAAAATGTTAATATAAATACTGCTAGTATAGGAGAATTAATACAACTACCGCATATAGGCCCAGTGACTGCTCAAAAGATTGTAGACTATAGAACAAAACAAAATTTTTCAACATCAAAACAATTAATAGATATTAATGGCGTAGGCGAACAGATTTTTAAAGAGATTGAACCATATATAATCACATGAGGTAAAAAAATGAGCGATTCAACAACTAAAGAATTAATCAGAAAAGAAGTAGAAAATTTAATTAATGAAACTAAAAAGTCGCTTTCAGATGTAAAAAGATTTGCTATTAGTGAAGTATGGAAAATCTTACAGCTATTAACTGCTGTAGTAATCCAGCTTATAGAAAACTTTGGCAAAGACCTTAGTAGTCCAGATAAGAAAAAACTAGCATTAGAATTAATTGGTAGTTTTTATGACAAAATTTTTACCTATGTTGATCTCCCATGGATACCATCTGTTTTAGAGCCAATTATACATACTCATGTTAAAAGCTTTTTAATGATACTTGTTAGTTCTGGTATCGATGCTATGGTTGCGACATTTAGACAGGTTGGGGTTTTTACATCCAGAGAAACCGTTAAGGTCGAAGCTACTGTAGGCGGTGTTGAGAAAAATCCTATTGTTGAGAATTTCCTAAATAATATTAAAAAAATAGTGAGGAGCTAAAATGAATTTTACACAAAGTTTCGAGGAGTTTAGTAGTAGTGTGGGGCCTATGGATTTGGCTTTATATGCTGGTGCTGGTATAATTATATGGGTATTATTTAAGGATAGACTTAGTCCTGTTCAAAAATTAGTAACAGATGCTATAGCTAGTCTTAAAGAATATTTTGGAGATCTTAAAAAAAAGAAAGATCAGCCAATGATTAAAATGCCAGAACATTTACAAGATGCTCCTGTAGAAACACAAAATTTATTTTTTGATCTTGTAGTTTCTTGGAAACAAACAAGAGACTTAGCAGAACGCAGCGGCTGCTCAAAGGCTGTTCAGGTTGCAGACGAAATGTTTCCTTACCTTAGTCCAACAGTTTGTAAAGATAAACAACCAGTTAAAAAGGATGTAGAACTATGAAAAAAAATACTCTATTAGTAATAGGGGTAATACTTTTGGCTTTTGGTTTTTTAAAACCAGATTTAAGTTCTATTTATACTCCAGGCTCTGCTATATCTGTAGTAGAAGGGTGTGTTACAGATGCTCCTGCTGATGATAATTTATTGGCTAAATCTAGGATTGTAGTAGAAATATTACAATCTTCTGAAGAGTCTGGAAGAAAAAGAGATTGTCTTAAGCTAACATCTTTATACTGTGATTTAGCAACACTAATAGAATTAGATGGTGATGACAAAATAATTACTGACACTTTAAGTATCAGAGAAGCTAATGCTTTGTCTGGTAAAATGTTGAGACTAAATATAAAAGATAAATATCCTAATTTAGCTGAAGCATCTAAAGCAGTAATAGTAGCAGGTATTGGAGATCAAGATATTTCTTTAACACCAGAATTACGAAAAAAAGCTGCTGAATCTTTCAGAGCTTTATCATGGGCTTTCTATCAAGGATCTAAATAATGCCAAGAATGACACCAGATCAATTATATAATGAATACAGAAAAGGCTTTAGTGGATGTCTTTGGGAACAGCATGTTTATGATGAATTAATAGAAACATCTAGATATGCCTATTTCAAAGACGGATCAAAAAAAATTAAAGATAGTGGAAAAGGTAAGCTGTCTACTCCTTTTAAGTCTGCTTTACATTTTGATAAAAACTGTTATGTTGAAAGACAAACCACAGGAGACTGTGTGAGTCATGCTACTCGTAATGCTTGTGATGTAACAAGAGCAGTAGAAATTCATATCAAAGGAGACGCAGAAAGCTGGATTGCTAGGGGAGCGACAGAAGCCATATACGGATGTCGTGGTCATGGTGGACAAGGTATGAGTTGCAGTCGAGCTGCTTCATTTGTAAGTAAAACAGGTGGAGTTTTAGTCAGAAAAAATTATCCTGGAGTAGCTGATTTTAGTAAATATAATAGCAGTGTAGGAACAAGATGGGGCTCTAGAGGTTTACCAGATAAAGTTATTGACAAAGCAGATGATCATCAGGTTAAGACAGCGTCTTTAATCAAAACAGTAGAAGAAGCTAGAGACGCACTTGCTAATGGGTATGGATTAAGTGTATGTAGTAGCTATGGATTTTCAAACAAAAGAGATAAGAAGGGATTTGCAAGAAAATCTGGAGGCTGGAATCATGCAATGGCCTGGACAGCTTGCGATGATACGGGCGACGAGCCTGCTTTTCTCGTACAAAATAGTTGGGGTAAATTCAATAGTGGAGGACATCCAGAATGGGGTCCTATCCCAGATGGTTCTTTTTTAATACATGCAGATGTAGCAGAAGGTATGTTGAGGCAAAATGGAGCTTATGCCTTTAGTGACTTTAATGGATTTCCACCACAGAAACTTCCAGATTACGGATTTGAGGCTTACTTATGAGATTATTAGATAAAATAGCATTAAATAGTCTAGTTAAGACTATCACTAATTTTATATTAGCAATTTTAAAAATGTTTAAACCGACCGATATCACAACACCCAAACCTAAAAGACCTTTAAAAGATCTATTAGACAGGATATTCAACAAATGAAAATACTAGCAATAGGCATATTAATCGGAGTAGTAGCACTGTCTGCTTCAACTACTAGCTATAGTACAGTTTCTGTTGTAACATTAGTTGGCGGTAAAATTGCAGCAGAGCAAGGTGGTACGGTTGTAGAAAAATACAAAAGAAAAGACTGTCCTATTTGTAAAGGCAAAGGATGGTATATAAGTGGTGACGGTATAGCAAAAGTCAGTTGTGGATACTGCGAACCTGATGACAAAGAAAAAGGTTCTAAAAATACAATAATTATTAACCCAACAATAACATCAATCAATGAATAATGAAACACTAGAAGATATAGCACGAACAATATCTACTAAATCTGCAGAAAAAAGCAAAGATGAAAACTTTGGTAGTATTATCTTAACTATTATGATTATAGGTATTATTTTAAATTTAGTTAGAATAATGCAGCACTGTGATAAACAACGAACGCCGGAATCTTGTGCAAAAAGAATCAAAAAAGTTTGTGATAGAAATTCTTGGTATACAGTAATGAGAATAAAAAAGGCAATCAGACAACACATAGGCAGAGAACAATATAAAATATATGGTAGATCTATGACAGAATCAATCATGGAAGTAGGTAACGAACTCACGGAAGAAAAACTTATAGAAATCGTGGAGGCATCCAATAATGTTTAGTTTATTAGTATGGGCAGTATATGGTATTTTTGTTGGCGCTATTGCAAAAAGCTTAGTACCGGGAGAAGAAAATTTTGGTTTTTTTAAAACTATTGCGCTGGGTGTTGCTGGTTCCTATATGGGAGGAGCAGTACATTATATCTGTGGTTTTAATTCACAATTAGAGCCATCTGGTATATTTTTAGGAGTAGCTGGTGGAGTTATTGCACTAGTACTATATAACAAATTAACAGAGAAAAAATAAAACATGAGTAATCATTTTGAGTATTTCGATTCTATAGTTTACGACATAAACACTATAGATATATATGTAGAAGATATGGCCAATCCTGGTATAATCGCTTCCGAAGCAAAAGATCATATAGACTCTTCAGGAGATGATCTTAACCCAAGAGATATAACCAAGGCTTTGTTATCGTGGTCTGATAAAATTTTGAAAGTAGACATAAAGGATGCTGCTCTTAATATAGTGTTAAGCACTGAAGTTGAACCAGACTTGAGTGACGAACATCACGATACTTAAAATCTATCATATAGGATAAAAATGAAAACAGTATTAATAACCGGTGCTTCCGGTTTTTTAGGATCCCATTTTGTAGAAGAGGTATTAGTAAATACTGACTGGAATATAGTAGCTCTGTGTAGATTAACTTATGTCGGAGATATGGAAAGAATAGTCAATAGTTTACATGTAAAAGAAAATGCTCATAGAATTAAGATAGTATATCACGATTTAAAGTTTGATCTACCTCCTCATACCATAGAAGCAATAGGAGAAGTTGATTATGTTGCTCATATAGCAGCAAATAGTCATGTTACTCGCAGTATAACTCACCCCAAACAGTTTGTTGAAGATAATGTTATGGGGACTTTAAATTTATTAGAGTGGTATAGAAAATATTGCCCCAAGGCTTTATTTATTAACTATTTAACGGATGAAGTTTTTGGTCCAGCACCAGAAGGGTACGACTTTAAAGAGGACGATAGGTGGAGACCTAGTAATCCCTATAGTGCTAGTAAAGCAGGACAAGGGGCATTGGGGATAGCATACCACAATACATACAAATTGCCAATTATTCATACTTATACTATGAATCTTTTTGGAGAAAGACAGCATAAAGAAAAATTTGTTGCTTTAGCTATTGATCTCATAAATAGAAATCAGCCAGTAAAGATACATGCTAAGTTAGATAGTCAAGGCAATGTTGAATATGTAGGGCAAAGACATTGGCTCCATGCAAGAAATGCAGCAAATGCTACCCTATTTTTATTTAATCACGGGAAAGCAGGAGAACACTATAATGTGGTTGGGGATGTTGAGCTATATAATGACGATATGGTTAAAAAACTAGGTTTATCAATGAATAAAAAACCTAGACTACAATATGTTGATTTAGAAAAAAGCAGACCCGGTCATGATAGAAGATACAGTCTTGACGGCAGTAAACTTCGAAATATGGGATGGCAGCAGCCTATTAGTTTTGATGATTCTCTAACTAAAACAATAGACTGGATGTTAAGTGGTGAATAAGTATAGTACCCATATAGATAATTGCTTTTGCATAGAGCCAACTATGTTTAAAGATCATAGAGGCATTTTTTGTGAAATCTTCAAAAGTTCTAAATCTGATGCGTCATTTAAACCTGTGCAAACAAATTATAGTTCTTCTAAAAAAGGGACCTTAAGAGGCGTTCACAGGACTCCATATGCAAAATATGTTACCTGTATCAGTGGTTCAGTATATGATGTTTGTGTGGACCTACGACCTACCAGCAAAACATATGGAGAATATTTTGGAATAGAATTAACATCAGCTAAATTTAATAGTTTATACATTCCTGCATTTTGTGGCCATGCCTTTTTAGCATTAGAAGACTGTATTTTAATATATCAACAAGACCATGAATATAATAGCAAATTGGATCAATCATATTGTTATAAAGACTATAATATAGATTGGCCAATAGAGCCAACAATAATTTCTGATAAAGACAATAATATTTGCAAATAGTATGTGGCAATCTAATCAAGAAACAGCAAGATCATGTAAAGATCTTCATAGTTTAAGGCCAGCAGATTTTTGTTTTAAAACATATCTGTCTCTAAATCCAGACCTACAAAAAAACGGAGTTAACGATGAGTTATCCGCTACAGAACATTATCTGTTATTTGGAATAAAAGAGAATAGACAATATAAAACAGCAAAACCCGCTGCTTTAATGCTGCAACAAACGTCTTTAAATAGGACCATAGACAAATGGCAAGCTATTTGTAATAATACAAAAATTATTTTCAAAAAAACAAATAAGCCTAAAGTTACTATAATTGTACCTAGTTATAATAAACCCTATTATACTCTAGCGTGCCTAGAATCTTTATACAAAGCAGACATGATCAAAGATTGCGAGATCATTGTGGTCAATGATTGCTCCACAGATAATACTAATAAAGTTTTACAAGAATATGTTCAGGGTATTACTCTTATTAATAATAGTTCCAACCTTGGTTTTGTAGAATCTTGTAACATAGGAACAAACTCATCAAAAGCTCCTTATATTCTATTTCTCAATAATGATACTATAGTTTTAAAAGAAACAGTGTCTACTTTATATCATACGATTAAAAATAAAAATGTTGGTGCTGCTGGGGGCATGATAATTATGTCTAACGGTCTTTTGCAAGAAGCCGGATCTATCGTATTAAGTGACGGTTCATGTTTTGGGCATGGAAGAAATGATGACTATACAAAACCAGAATATAATTATGTTAAACAAGTAGATTTTTGTTCTGGGGCATTATTAATAACTAAAAAGGATCTTTGGTCACAGATTGGTGGTTTTGATCTTGAATATAGTCCTGGTTATTATGAAGAAGTAGACTATTGTATGAAGCTTAAACAAATGGGCTATAAAATTATATATCAGCCTTTATCTAAGATATATCACTTTGAGTACAGTACTTTTGCAGATAAGGCCCTAGACATTCAAAAACAAAATAGAAATATATTTGTTAGCAAATGGCATAAATCATTAGAAAGTTTTCCTTCTAGACAAGAAAGCATACATATAACTAGATCCGTTAATAAAAACAAAAGACTGTTATATGTAGATGATATATTGCCAGATCCTAAAAAAGGACAAGGATATCCTAGATCATACGACATTTTAAAATATATTGCATCCTTAGGCTTACAAATAACTTTGTATGCCACTTGTCCTGAAACAGTTACAGACAAAAATATTTTATCAGAATTTCAACAACTAGGTGTTGAGGTTGTTAATAAAGATTTAGATTTTAAAAGTTTTATATTGGATAGAAAAAATTTATATGATATTGCTTTTATTAGTAGGCCACATAATGCAGCAAGATATATGAATGACATTAAGGAGAATAATAAAGCTAAAATAATATATGATGCTGAAGCAATTTATGCCAATAGAGAGATTTTGCAAGCAGAGATAATAGATGGGCTAGAACTATCTGAAAAGATTAAAGACAGACACAGATTAAAAGAACTTGCCATAACCAAACCTGCTGATACGATATGTCTTGTGTCTAATTACGAAAAAGGTTTTTTTGAAAAAAATAAAGTCACCAATACTAAAATACTTGGACATTACCACCCAATTAGATTTGGAGACAAATCTTTTAATAAAAGAAAAGATATTTTATTTGTTGGAGCTATAATTAATGAAAATAAATATAATCCTAATTATGATTCTATAGTCTATTTTATTAATAATGTATGGCCTAAAACTCTAGATAAGCTAGACTGCAATTTATTGTTAGTGGGCTACAACAGGTCTCCAGCAATCAAGGCTTTAGATAACACCAAAAATATTAAAGTAATAGGTGGTGTCGAAGCATTAGACTCTTATTATAATAACTGCAAGCTATTTATTGGTCCTACAAGATTTGCTGCTGGCATACCTCATAAAGTTACTAATGCTGTTTCTTATGGTTTGCCTTCAGTTATAACTCCTTTGCTTGCAAAACAGCTAGAATGGTCTAATGGAAAAGAATGCTTAATAGGAAAAGATGATCAAGATTTTGCTGAAAAAATAGCTATGTTATATACAGATAAAAATATTTGGACAAATATTAGAAATAATATGAAGCAATATACAAAAAATAAATTTAATAAAAAGATTTTCAACAACTGTTTAAATGAAATGTTTTTATAGTATGGAAAACAAATTACCAGTAAACTTTAAATGGAGACAATACCTATTTCATAATTATGATTTAGTATCTGCTGGTATTTACAACCAAAAAGACGCCGAACAACACTATTTAGAATACGGCAAAGAAGAGAATAGAGATTATCGTTCAACCCCTTTGTGTTCGCCAGCTATAGACGAATTAATAAATATTGATATCAAGCCTATAAAATTTAAAAATTCTCTAGAAGCCGTTGTTCTTTTGATGACAGGTAATGAGCTGTCAAACGGTTTATATATGAGATTTTGTGAAGAGCTTGAAAAGCATACATATTCTGTGGACTTGGACTTTGTTGTTGTAACCAAACAAAATATGCAAAGCTCTATAGATATTAAATTCTTTAAACAGTTCTTTAATTCTGTAACAATTATATGTTTAGATATTCCTAAAGAATATGATATATACTATGATAAAAAAAGCAATAAAGAGTATGCTACCATACCAGATTATGGTTATTATTCTGGTCCTAATTATACTTTTTATAAAACTTTTGATTGGCTTCAAAAATATAATACATGTTTGTTTTTAGAATGTGATTGTTATTTTGGTAAAGATTGGTTAAACAGATTACGGGGTTTCGTTAAATATAATGGTAATTTTTGGATATGTGGATCTATATATGATGGAACAGAACAGAAGACAAAAGATGTTGGGAGCAAAAGGCTGACTGTAATGAATACACACATAAATGGAGGTACGGCCCTATATGCTACAGGCAATGATCAACTTATCAAGTTCTTAAAACTAACAGAAAATTATTTAAAAAGTTATGTACAAGAAGTAAATGCTAAAGTAGCATATGATTACTTTATAAAAGAATCTCTTGATTGTTTGTTTACATTATTCATAGATCCAAAAAACATAGCAACTGCAAAATTTATTAATAGACAATATTTAGTTAGCAATCTCATTTTAAACTATTCAGACGAGAACAGCCAAAAGATCAGCAAGGACGAAATAGACAGTTTTTACGACTACGCAATCTTGCACAAGAAATAATATTATTTGCTATTGACACAGTGCCTAATTTAACATATGATAATTACATGAGACCAGACTGGAATAATTATTTTTTAGGTATCGCTAAGTTGATTTCTCAACGCAGCCATGACATACATACACAACACGGATGTGTAATAACAGATCAGCAACATAGAATTTTGGGAGTAGGATACAACGGATTTCCAAAAGGTATGGACGACGCTGCCTTACCAAAAACAAGACCAGAAAAATATCATTGGATGATACATGCAGAAAGAAATGCTCTATCTAATTGTGTGATTAGGCCGGATAATGGAGTAGCTTATATAACAGGACAAAGTTGTAATGATTGTATTATGTCTTTATGGCAAGAAGGAATACAAAAAGTCATTATGGCTGATAGTCACGGCACACATCTGTTTAATCAGGAAGAAAAAAATAAATTTGACCTTTTCGTACACCAAACAAAAATAACTATAGAAAAAGTTGAAACAGACTTTTCCTGGATCAAAAATTTAGCTGGTGTATTATAAAAATAACTTAACGTTTTAATGTCCCGTAGCCCTTGCAAAACTCTAACCTATGATTTATCATATCTATGAAATGATCACTTCTTACCAGGGCTTGCTCAAGAATAATTTTTAAGGAGAAATAATGTCGGCGTTGAACGAACTGCAAAACTATACTTTCGTTAGTAAATATGCAAGATGGATAGAAAAAGAAAATCGTAGAGAGACATGGAAAGAGGCAGTAGATCGTGTCAAGAACATGATGCATACTCAATATAAAAATGAAAATATTACAGAACAAATTAATTGGGCGTACGATATTATGCTCAAGAAGAAAGTATTAGGAAGCCAAAGAGCTTTACAGTTTGGTGGAGAGCCGATATTAAAAAGACACGCAAAAATATATAACTGTACCAGTTCATACTGTGATCGTTCAAGATTCTTTCAAGAATGTTTTTGGTTACTGTTGTGTGGTAGTGGTACGGGCTTTAGCGTACAAAAACATCATATCAGTAAACTGCCAACATTATCTCATAATAAAAAAGACAAAAGAAAAGGTGTAAAGTATAAAGTAGAAGACAGTATCGAAGGCTGGGCAGACTCTCTAGGTGTTTTACTAAGTTCCTACTTTAGTAAGCCTAGTGAATCAAGATTTGCTGAATATAAAGACAAGTATATAGTTTTTGACTATAGCAATATTCGTAAAAAGGGGTCAACCCTATCTTCTGGTGTTGGCAAAGCCCCTGGTTTTGAACCACTACAAAAAGGTTTAGAAAAAATTAGAGAATTATTGGAGGCATGTGTTGAAAGTAAGCAAAAAAAATTACGACCGATCGATGCTTATGATGTTATTATGCACAGCAGCGATGCTGTACTATCTGGTGGTGTTCGTAGAAGTGCGTCTTTAGCATTATTTAGTGCAGATGACGAAGAGATGGCTAAGGCCAAGACAGGTAACTGGTATGTAGATAATCCACAAAGAGCCAGAAGCAACAATTCTGCTTTGCTTTTGAAAGATGATACTACATATGAACAATTTTCAGAACTCATGGAATCGGTTAAAGAGTTTGGAGAACCAGGTTTTATCTGGAGCGATTCTACTGAAATGACATTCAACCCTTGTGTTGAAGTAGGCATGTGGCCTGTTGACGAAAAAACAGGCAAGTCTGGATGGCAAGGCTGTAATCTTTCTACTATTAATTGTTCTTCTGTAATTGACGAAGAAGATTTTTACGAAAGATGTAAGGCAGCTGCTGTTATTGGCACATTACAGGCTGGCTTTACAGATTTAGAATACTTAGGAGATACAACAAATGCTATTTTTGAAAGAGAAGCTTTACTAGGAGTATCTCTAACTGGCATTATGGAAAAACATGAATTAGTCTTAACAGAAAAAGTATTAAAAAAAGGTGCTAAAATTGCTGTTGATACAAATAAAGAACTGGCTAAGATAATAGGCATTAATCAAGCTGCTAGAGTAACCTGTTTAAAACCAGAAGGTACAAGTAGTAGTATGCTAGGTACTAGTTCAGGCATTCATCCACACCATGCTAAAAGATACATTAGGCATGTACAGGCCAACATATTAGAACCTCCATATCAATATTTTAAAAGCTATAACCCGTTAGCTTGTGAAAAATCATCTTGGTCTGCGAATGATACAGATGAGGTAGTAAAATTTCCTATAGAAGTGCCTGATGGGTCAAAACTAAAAAATCAATTACCTGCTGTTGAGATGCTAGGTGTTGTAAAAGACGCTCAAAGAAACTGGGTGCATTCTGGAAAAAACAGATCCTTATGTACTCAAGACTTTCTAAGCCACAATGTTAGCAATACAGTTACTGTACAACCTGACGAATGGGAATCTGTTACTAAGTTTATTTATAATAATCGTAAATTTTTTGCAGGAATTAGTCTGATACCACAAAGTGGAGATAAAGATTATCCGCAAGCTCCTTTTACTACTGTTTACACTAGTAGAGAAATAGTGAAAGAGTATGGAGACGCGGGACTGTGGTGTTCTGGTTTAATAGAACTTGGACTCAATGCCTTTAATTTAAACCTATGGGCTGCTTGTGACTATATCACGCTAGATCAGCAATCCGACAAGGACTCTGACGATAAAAAAATCTTTGCTATAAAAATGCATAGGTTCGCTAAAAAATATTTTGAAGAAGATTTAAAAAGATTAACATATTGTATGAAAGACGTATATAATTGGAAAATATACTGTGATTTATATAATAGTTTTACTAAGGTTGATTATACGCAGCTTATGGAAACTGAGGATAATACCGTAGGAATAGAGGAAATTAGTTGTGCCGGTGGTGCTTGTCTAATTTAATTCTAATCTTATAGAGGTAAAGTTTTGAGAAAAAGAAAACCCAAAAAAACTCTTGATAAATTAACTCCTGATGAACATGTTATTGGTTTTAAAAATAGACTAAAACCTAGAACAATAAATCAAAAAGAATATATCAGAGAAGTAGCAGAAAATACTGTAACATTTTGTCAAGGTGTTCCTGGTAGTGGCAAAACACATATTGCTATAGGCATGGCCCTAGAATATCTTTTAGATTTAAAGGTAGAAAAAATTGTAATCACTAGACCTGTTGTAGAAGCAGGAGAAAAACTAGGATATTTACCCGGTACAGCAGAAGAAAAATTACACCCATATTTGCTGCCTTTATTTGATGAAATTAATTATTTCTTACAAATGCAGAGTTATACTAAATTAAAAGTAGGTAGAAAAATTGAAGTTGTACCTTTAGGTTTAATGAGGGGCAGAAGTTTCCATAATTCTTTTATTGTGGCTGACGAATGTCAGAATGCTTCGTATGATCAATTGAAAATGCTTTTAACACGTATTGGCATGAACAGTAAAATGGTCCTTACTGGAGATATCGCTCAGTCGGATCTACAAAGACAACAACAGGGTGGTTTTTTAGAATTAATTAATAGGCTAGATGATATCAATAGTGTCGGATCTTGTAGACTAGAAACTTCCGATATTGTGAGAAATCCAATTATAGGGGATATAGTCCGTAGACTTGATAATGAACAACCATAATAGAAAATGTTTAGTACTTAATTGTGACTTTACTCCAATGTGTATCATTCATTGGAAAAAAGCTATCGTATGGCAGATTAAATATTTGCATGATTTTAATTATGGTATTCAGATATTAGAACAATATGATGATAATATTATCTGCTCAAATAATAGACTAATACCTGTTCCTGCGGTAGCTAGGGCTACAAGATATTTTAAATCCTCTAGAATGAATGTTAAGTTATCTCGTAAGAACTTATTTACCAGAGACAATAACAGTTGCCAATATTGTGGAAAACATTTGTTAAGAAGTCAGCTAACATATGATCATATTGTGCCTAAGTCTAAATTTAAAGACAATAAAGTATGCACCAGTTGGACAAATATAGTAACTGCTTGTAGAAAATGCAATACTAAGAAAGCTAATAAAACACCTGAAGAAGCTAATATGACGCTACTTTCACAACCGATTAAGCCAAAATTTTCTCCAAAATACTTGCCTTGGTACCAAGAGGTGATTACTATAGATGTAGAGTCCAAAGACATATGGGAAAAATATATTAGCAAGTTTATATAAATGGATAAATACTATACAATATCTGGTTCAGAAGACTATCTTGACGAAGATAAACTCCCTAGACTAGAAAAAGAAAATACAAATTTTTTGTATGCTAAAGCACTACTTTCTAGAAAACCAAAACACATGGTTCCTAACAGTAGCTTAGGAGTGGACAATAACTCATATAAATTCTATATAGCTATTGATGCTAAACAACAAGCATATAATCCTAATAATAAAAATCAACCAACCGGTAATTTTGTAGACAGAACTTGTAAGTCTAAATATAGTTTTGTACAAGTAAATTACTATGTTTTTAATAAGTATTTAAAATTCTTAACAACTCAAAACTCTTCGTGGATTAAAGAAATAAATAGGGACCTTATTTAATATGCCGGTTTATACTTTTAAATGTTCTAAATGTGGTCACACATTTGAAATTTTTGCTACTTATAGCAATTATGATAATTCTGTAAGTAAATCTAAATGTACTAAATGTAATAGTAAAAAGATAGAAAGATCTTATAGTACAGATTTACAAAATATGACAGGTAGTGTTATTAAGTCTGACGATCAAATAAAACTAGGAGATTTAGCAAATAGAAATAGAGACCGATTGAGCGACGACCATAAGACCCACTTATACCATAAGCATAATGAATACAAAGACTCTTCGTTCCAGAAACCAATGCCTGATGGCTCCAAAAAAATCAGAAGAGGACCAAGAACAAAATGGACGTAAATATAGAGCAGCAGATAAAAGATATCATGGAAGATCCAGAAAAAAGATCTGAATTTCTCCAATATGACGAATTAGATACATCTCCTAAAAAAATCACTGACGCAGCACACGAGGTAGTGTTTTCTGTAGAGTGTAGTGTTTTTGAACAAAATGAAAAAAGAGAAAATACAAATTTAAAAAAGTTATATAAAAGAAATTTTCATATGCCTGTGCCAGAAACATCAGATGCTAATGAATATATGGAAAAGTTTTTACAACATTTTCAACAATCTTTAATTAATGCAGCAAAGGAAACTAATGATGGATGACTTTATAACAACAGCAAAAAACAACAAAGTAACAATTGGCAGCGATGAATTTTATACTTCTGTAGGACAAGAAGATTTTTTAGATGATAACAATAATCCAAGAACAAAAGAAAATAACGATACTGTTTTTGCTAAAAAGATAGTGCGTGATAATGGATCCTATAGGCTTATGATAAAGTGCGACAGTTCAAGTAGACCTGTAGATCCTAATAATCAACTAGGGAACGACAAGGATTCGTACAGTTCTGCTTATAAAGAAGATTCAAAATTTATTATGGTAAACCAAAAAGCTTTTGATTACTATATAAGTTTTCTGAAAACTGGTGTAAAATCATGGCTATTAAATACTGAAAGGGAATTAATATAATGGGTAGAATAACTAAAGCACAATCTTATGCAATTAGGTGGCTGGATAATGAAGATATGTCACAAGAAAATATTGCATCAGAATTGAATTTAACCGTTAAACAGGTTGGTAGTATTTTAGAAAAGAATGCTTCTTCTAAAGGTCAGGTTAAAACAAAAACAGAAAAAGTATCAGCAGCTAAAAAGCTAATGATAAACGAAACAGGCGGCGGAAGCTCTGGGGTAACGGTAATGACTGGAGAAGCTTCTCAAGTAATTGAGGAATCAACAAAAAGCCAATCTTTTAGAAACCCAGAATCGTATATTTATAAGCCAAACCAATAGGTGGGGCTATGTATATATCAAAATATTCTAACGGCAAAGAGGTCTCTGATGCTCAGTATATTACAGAAATAATATGTGAAAAAAAAGCTAAAAGAGAAAAGAAAGATTTGCATTATAGATTCTGGTTAAATAAAGAATGGGAAAATTTTTATAAAAATCAAATTGGTGCTGCACACAAACTGTTGAAAAAGTATAAAGCAAAAGCTATAATTAGAGCATTAAAAAATCCAAAAACCAGAAATACATATTCTCTGAGGGCTCCTCTGTTATCTCCCGTAATAGAATCAGAACAAAAAAAATTAATGACAGAAAATAATGAACTTTCAAAACCTATTGAAAGAGCCCAAGGAAAAACCTTCCGGAAAAATAAAATTAAAAACAATATACTTTCTAAATTAGAGGATATGGACGATGAGCATACAAACTGATATTAAAAAAACTTTTGGCGATGATATTATACTATCTGGTAATTCTGTAATTGATAAAAATATTGTAACTATTCCTATAAGTCCTTCTTTAGATATAGCCCTTAACGGAGGTATTCCAGAAGGTAGTTTTGTCATCTTTACAGGACAGCCGAAATGTGGTAAAACAACAACATCTCTTTTTGTTGCGGCGATTGCCCAACAGAAGAAATATGCTCATGGAGATTTTGCTGATGGTAGAGAGGTGTACTACCTAAATATAGAGGGTAGGCTGAAAAAGAGAGACCTTAACGGTATAGCTGGATTAGATTTAGACAGGTTCCATATTATAGGATCTAAAACAGGGAAAATATTACATGCTGAAGAATATCTACAAATCGGAGAAAGAATCATTAATGAAGTTCCTGGTTCAGTAGTTATTATAGACTCGTATTCTGCGTTGTGTACAGAATCAGAAATTACATCGGATATGAGCAAAATGCAAAGAGCAGATGGGGCAAAGTTATTAGCAAAGTTTTGTAGAAAAGTAGCTAATGTAATCCCTGTAAATAAAAATATTGTGATAGGAATTACTCATCTTATGGGCAATCCTGGATATGGCAGTAGTGAATGGAAAGAAAAATCCGGACAAGCAATTGCTTATCAAACAGATATTAAATTAAAAGCAGCATATTTTAAAGCATGGAACGTTGGCAAGGAAGAGACACAAATTGGTCAAACGATTGATTGGCAAGTAATATGTTCTGCTCTAGGTCCTCCGGGTGCTAAAATTACTAGCTATATTAGATATGGAATTGGAGTAGATAAAGAAATGGAACTGTTTAATTTGGCTACAGATTTGGGACTGATAGATAAAGGTGGTGCTTGGTATACCTTTTCTGGTGTCAAAGATAGTCCTAAGTTTCAAGGTGGAGAAAAAGCTAGAGATTTTATAGCACAGAATCCTAAAATTTATGATAGTCTTTGGAAAGAAGTAAAAACAACTATGGGTATACAATGAACATCAGTGATTTGGACGACAATATTAAGAAATGGTCTTTAAAGGGTCATATAGCAAAAGGTAGTAGGCTTAATAAATCGGGTCTGCATCTTAAAGCTAGAAAATTAATTAAAGAATGTTTCCCCACACTGCAGATATTAGAAGAGGTAGGAGCACCCATTAGAAAAAATGAAACTTTGTATCTTGACTTTTATCTCCCATTGAGTAAAACTTGTATAGAGGTTCACGGTGAACAGCATTATAAATTTGTACAATTTTATCACAACAACACTTTAGGATTTTTGAAGCATAGAAAAAGAGATCAGCAAAAAAAAGAATGGTGTGAAAAAAACGATATTGAATACGTAGAACTTCCTTATTCAGAATCAGAAGAGGAATGGAGAGACAGACTATTAACATGAAAACAACTAAAGAAGAATTAGAACACTGGGATACAATATTAGATGAATATGAACAAGGGATGGGACTACCCAATTACGTCACAGAAAGCCTACCTTCTGAAGAACTTAATGAGTATTTAACAATGTCTAGGGATGTTTTAGAAAAAGTTACTCCAGATCAATGTGGAGAAATAGCATATCGCTTATCTCAATTTGCTTTCCATATACAGAGAACTATTAACAGAGAACTAGCTAGGTACAATTGGTCTGATGACAAAATCAAAGAAGTTATTGCTGATGAAATAAACAGCTACAAAGGATATGGATATATTGAAAAATCTTTGCAAGCAATCAAACATAACTCCAAAGCAGATTCTTTAAATAAGATTAAACGATATGCCAAGCAAAGAATAGACAGGCTTTCTTATATGGCTAATACTTTAAAAAACTTATCAGATATTATTATTTCAATACAAAGGAATAAGGTGAAAAATGGCTAATGTAGACACAGATAAATTAAAACAACTATTATATGCAATGATAGAAACATTAGACGGGGAAGAAACTCCTGATCCTGAAAAGTCTTCAACATCAGAATCTATAGAAGTTCCTCAAAAAAAAATATCTGCTCCTAAATCTAAAAACCCCAATGTTAGAAAAAGACAGCCTTATGGTTTAGAAGAGAACCTATTCTTAGATATGCCAGAAAAAAATATGCACAAAAATGATGTTGCTATAGACGAAAAATTAAAGTCTTCGCAACCGATTATGCGTAACAGGCCAGCAGCATTAATTGATGTAAGATGTAGAGTATGCGGCAAAGAAGAACAAGTTAGTGGACAGCTAATCGTTGATGGTGTAAATAGATATAAATGTAATAGTTGTGCTAAAGGAGCTGGTTGATGATATTGTGTGATCCCGCTGCCGAAAGAGCAGTTTTGAGTTCAATAATGCAAGGTGGTGATAAAGCCTTCTTGGACATTGCAGATTTAATTGATGAACAGACCTTCACCATAGACAGTAACCAATATCTGTTCCAGTGCTTAAAGCATATATCTGAACAAGAAACCTGTGTTCATATTGATATAGCATCTGTATTCTCTGTTGCTCAAGAGCTAGGTCTTTCAAACTTATTAAATACTAAACAAGAATCTCAGCATATAAAAGCAATTAAAGACTTTCCTGTAGACGGTAATAATGCTAGAAAATTTGCTGCCAAAATTAAAAAACTACAGATTGCTAGAGACTTACATTCAGAATTAAAAAACACACAAAATAAAATATTAGACATTAATGGTAATGAATCTATAGCTGCTATATTAGGTATTGCAGAAGATGCGGTATTTGACTTTTCTTCTAAATTAACAGATTCCGAAACTGCTCCAACGACCATGGGTTCTTCTATAGAAGATTATGTGGATTATCTAGAAACAAATCCAGTAGATCAAATAGGTATCTCTACAGGCTTTCCTGTATACGACAGGTCTATTGGCGGAGGATTAAGAAGAAATACAATCAATGTTATTGCTGCAAGACCGAAAACTGGTAAAACCCTTTTATCTGACAACATGGGTTTTTATATAGCAAACGAATTAAAAATACCAGTTCTTAATATGGATACTGAAATGACGAAAGAAGATCATATCCATAGAATATTAGCCATGTCTACTGAAGTAGAAATTAATAAAATTGAATCTGGTAAATTTGCTGATTCTCCTAATATGAAAAAGAAAATTAAAGACTCTGCTAAGAACATTGCAAATATCCCACTATATCATAAAAGTATTGCTGGTAAACCTTTTGAAGAACAGCTAGCTGTTATGCGAAGATGGATTGTCAAAGAAGTAGGTTTAAAATCAGACGGTACAGCTAATGACTGTGTTGTATTCTATGACTATCTTAAACTAATGGATAGTCAAGGTATGTCTCAAGACCTTAAAGAATATCAGGTCCTAGGCTTTATGATGACTTCTTTACATAATTTTGCTTGCAAATATGGTATTCCTGTGGTAGCATTTGTACAGCTTAACAGAGACGGCATAACCAAAGAAAGTACTGATACAGCTAGTGGTTCCGATAGAATTATATGGCTTTGTAGCAACTTTACAATATTTAAAAGAAAGACAGATGAAGAAATAGCAGAAGACGGACCAAATGCTGGCAATAGAAAGTTGTTGCCTGTTATTAGTCGACATGGTGGAGGATTGGATGACAACGATTACATCAACTGCAATATGAAGGGTTGGTGTGCAAAAATCACAGAAGGTCAAACTAGACTAGAATTAACTAATGGTAACACTCCTGATAACGATGGGTTTATAATCAATGATAACGAAGACCAAGCAATCGAATTTTCCTGATCAAGCCCAACTAAAGGTGATGTCAGATAGGCTTTGTGATAATATAGAAGAGCTATTAGATGTATTAGACGTCGAAGACTATAGAATATCAGATAAAATGGTAATTTGTAGTTGCCCAATACATGGAGGAGATAATGATTCTGCATTTAATCTATATCACACAGGAGATTCTTATAGAGGCAACTGGAAATGCAGAACACATGGGTGTGAAGAAACATTTAAATCTTCGATATTAGGTTTTATTAGAGGATGTCTATCAAAGAGAAGGTTTGACTGGCCTAATAATAGTGAAAATATATGCACCTTTAAAGAGACGATAACATTTGCTGAACAATTTCTAGGGGATAAGTTAAGTAATATAAAAATCAACAATAAAGATAAAGAAAAAAGTCTCTTTGTCAATGCTGTCAAATATATAAGTAATACAAAACCTGATGACTCCAAAAAAATATCAAGAACATCTATTATGAACTCATTAGATATACCTTCTAAATATTTTATGTCTAGAGGTTTTAGCGAAAATATTCTTACTAAATATGATGTTGGAGATTGTATAAAGAGTGGTAAGCCAATGTCTGGTAGAGCAGTAGTTCCTGTATATGATAATAATAGAAAATATATGGTAGGATGTACTGGCCGTGCTACTACAGAAAAGTGCGATGTTTGTAATCATTATCATTTAGAAAAAGACTGTCCAAAACAAGAGTCACTATATCTTTATTGTAAATGGAGACATAATTATGGATTTAAAACACAAAATCATCTTTATAATTATTGGTTTGCTCAGGAACATATCAAACAATCTAGATCTGTAATTTTAGTAGAAAGCCCCGGAAATGTATGGAGACTAGAAGAAGCAGGAATACATAATTCTGTTGCTATCTTTGGATCTTCTTTAGCGGATATTCAAAAAATGATTTTAGATACGTCAGGAGCTATGACGATATATACAATTATGGATAACGATGATGCTGGTAAGAAGGCGGCAGAGAATGTTTACAAGAAATGCGAAAGGACTTATAATATTGTAGATGTCCAGATTGATTATCAGGATATTGCGACAATGACAGTGGAACAAATACAGGAATTTATTAAACCAAGGTTGGAGTATGTCTAACAAAAATATTATTGCTTTTTCAGGAAGAAAGCAGTCAGGAAAGAATACTTGTGTTAATTTTATATATTCTACTTTTATGATCAATCTTAGGATTGCTAAAAAAGTAAAAATTAATGATGATGGATTAATACATGTTAGCGATCTTTTAGGAAATAAAGACTACAGTGGTCCATTTGACCCATCTCATATTCATGATTCTAATGATTATATTATGAGACAGGTCTGCTCCACTATAGATCCTTTTATAAAAGTATATAGTTTTGCTGATCCATTAAAAAAAGATGTATGTATGAATATACTAGGATTAACACATGAACATTGTTATGGTTCAGACAATTCAAAAAATGAATTAGTAAACTGTTTTTGGCCAGGTACTAATAGTGCCATGACAGCTAGAGAAGTTATGCAGTATGTCGGTACTGACATGTTTAGAAAAATGAAATCTGATGTCTGGACTGCAGCAATTATTGCCAAAATTAAAAGAGATAAAAGTAAACTATCTTTAATTACTGATTGTAGATTCCCTAATGAGGTAGATTGTATTCAACAAAATAACGGCGTGGTAGTTAGACTTAATAGAAATACTTATGACTCTACTCATATTAGCGAAACAGCATTGGATAAAGAGAATTACGATTGGGAAAAGTTTGACTATATTGTTAATAATAACGACATAGACATATATAATCAATCCATAGAAATAGAAACAATCTTAAACGAGGTGATATCATAATAATTACATACTTTCGTAGTTCCAGCTATAACACACATAATATGTGTGAACAACAATATCTTTTTGATTATGTTATGGGCTACAGATCTCCCTCCAATAAAAAAGCAGACAAAGGAACTATAGTACATAAAAATTTAGAAATTTTAGCTTTTGTAAAATATACTGTACAGAAAGGGGAATCTACATTCAAAGATGATATTCTTGGAGAAATTAATGTATATAATTATGATCTAGACGATATAATAGAAAGAGTCTATGAGTATTACACTACAGGCTTTAGTCATCATGATTGGTCAGATAAAGATTTTAAAGATTGTAAAAAATGGACATACAAGGCAATAGAATATGCTGGTGGTATGTTTGATCCAAGAAATAGAAATATTCTTTACCCCGAACAAAGATTTGATATAACTATTAATAAGCCTTGGGCAGAGTACGAGTACGAATTGCCTAGCGGAGAAAAGCTTAAAGGAAATCTGTCAATTAAAGGCACAATAGATTTAATTACTCAACCAGCAGAAAATACCTTAGAAATTATCGATTGGAAAACAGGCAGAAGATTAAATTGGGCAACGGGTGAGGAAAAAACTCAAGAAAAATTAGAGGTTGATCCACAACTAATGATATATTTCTATGCTGTACAGAAACTATATCCACATATAGAAACTTGTATCATAACGATATACTTTATTAATGACGGAGGTCCTTTTAGTATGACTTTTAATAAGTCAGATATGCAAAAGACTGAAGATTTATTAAGGCAAAAATTTTATCATATTAAAAACACAAAAAGACCCAAACTGTCTAAAACATGGAAATGTAGAAAATTATGTCATTATGGCAAAAATTCTTTTCAAGACAATAAGGATATATTGCCGATACTAGAATATAGAGAAGGACAAGTTTGTAATCCTGGATATAATATGACCATGTGTGAACAAGTTGCTCATGACATACAATTAAAAGGTTTAGAAAATGTAGTTGACGAGTACACGGTGCCAGGGTATAATGTAGGTCATTACCAAGCTCCAGGAAGTATTGAATGAAAAATTATATACCTTTACATGTTCATAGCCACTATTCTTTGCTGGACGGCCTATCTAAGCCTAAACAAATAGCTAGAAGGTGTAAAAATATTGGAGTTAAAAGTTGTGCAATTACTGATCACGGTTCGATATCTGGTGCTGTTCAAATGCATCAAACTCTTAAATCTAATAATATAAAACCTATTTTAGGATGTGAATTATATTTGTCCTTTGATGATTCTAATATAAAGACACCAGAGAATAGTAAGCTAACTCATTTCTTAGTTTTGGCTAAGAACTTTGAAGGTTGGAAAAACTTGATTCGCATAGTTTCTGAATCCAATAATCCTAATAATTATTATCGTAAACCAAGACTTTCTATAGATAAATTACAAGAAGTGGTAAAGGGGGAAAATTTAATAAGCTTCTGCGGACATATGGGTTCATATATCCCAGATCTTATCGCAAACAATCCAGATAATTATCAAAAACTCTGCTTAAATTTTGTAGATCAAATGAAGGACATATTTGGCAAGGAAAACTTTTTTCTTGAAACACAATTAATGGATCAAGAATATATGCCAAAGCAAAAAGAATTAAGCGAAAAAATTAGAGCTTTAGCAGCAATAACAAAAACAAAAGTTATATGCACTCCTGATGCTCATTATTCTGAGCAAGAAGATGCCACGGATCAAAGAATCCTCTTGTGCAACAATATAAAAACGACATTAACAGATATTAATAAAAAGATGTTGGATGGACAAGATGTTCCCTTTAGTTGCTTTTTTAAGTCTGACAAATACTATATTCTTTCTCCTGAAGAAATGGCAGAAATACATACAGAAGAAGAAATAGAAAATACACAACTAATAGATAGTATGTGTGAAGAATACGATATATTAAACAGACCATTACTTCCTCCTTTTAAATGTCCTAACGAACAAAATCCTGATGAATATTTAAGGCAGTTATGTCGTAACGGCTGGAGGGACAAAATAGCCAATAATGTACCTAAAGAAAAACATCATGAATATACCGAAAGAATCAAGCAAGAGCTGTCTGTTTTACAAGGAGCTGACTTATCTAGCTATTTTTTAATTGTTGCCGATATTGTCGATCGTGTGCGGTCTCAAGGGTGGTTGCCAGGGCCAGGAAGAGGTTCTGCTGCTGGCTGTTTGGTATCTTATCTTATTGGAATCACCTCAATTGATCCAATGAAATATGGCCTAATTTTTGAAAGATTTTATAACTCTGGTAGGAATACAGAAGGTAGGGTCTCTATGCCAGATATAGATGTAGATGTCCCGATTAATAAAAGAGAAGACATCATATCATATATTAGAGGAAGATATGGAGAAAATAAAGTTTCTCAAATGATCACTTTTAATACCATGAAAGGAAGAGGCGCACTAAAAGAAGTCTTGCGTGTCTATGGCAACATAAGTTTTGATGAAATGAACCAGATAACAAAATGCATACCCGATGAAGCAAAAATTGCAGATGAATTACAAGAAATGAAAGACGATTATGGGGAAGCTTCTATAATTAGATGGGCTTTAGAAAATAATACTGATAGACTTAAAGAATGGTGCTCAATATCTAAACAGGGAAATAAATTAAAAGGCCCCCTTGCCAAAAGGTTCGAACAGGCTATTAGATTAGAGGGTACCAAATCCAACCAATCAAAACACGCTGCCGGTGTAGTAATTAGTAGTCACAACTTAGATACGATGTGTCCAATGATTTATGATACAAAAAACAAAACCACTATAGCTGGTATGGAAATGCAAGATCTAGAATCTTTGGGTATTATCAAGTTTGATATCCTTGGTGTGGCTATGTTAGATAAGGTTATGTCAATATCAGATACACTATCATACGGAGAATAATGATGCAAAAAATATTTCAAGAAGTTGCTGTTGGTAAATCTTTTAAACTCAACAACACAGAATATGTCAAAGTAAATTCAGTTAAGGTTACTTGTTGTAAAAGTATCAACTGCTATGTGGCAGCAGATCCTAACAACAAACATTTTATTCGTCCAGACCAGAAGGTGGAGGTGTCAGATTAACAGTCAAAAAATTTGTGTTTTTGATTTAGAAACAGACGGTTGCAATCCAGAAGTTTGTAGTCCTGTCCAGATTGCAGCCGTTATTATTGATCCAATTAAATTGGAGGTGGTGCCAGATTCAGAATTTAATATTTGCTTAAAGCCTGAAGCACTACAAGATAACCCTAAATATACTTATGATGATTCTGATGTTTTAGATTTTCATGCAAAAGTCCAAGGAACAACCAAAGGGGAAGTTCTCAAGTCTTGGAAAAAGCATCAAAAGCAAGAACAGGCTTGGAAAATGTTTGTAAGTTATTTACAAATGTACCATACAAGATCTGTTAAAAAGAACTGCTTTAGTGCGCCTATTGCTGCTGGTTACAACATTAATAGATTTGACCTACCAATTATTAATAGGTTAAGTCAAAAATATAAAAATGTCAACAAGGAAAACAAAACTGACATATTTTATCCTAGAGATGTTTTAGATATCATGAATGTTATTTTTTATTGGTTTGAGAATAATAACGAATTAAAAAATTATACTCTTGATAATCTTAGAGACTATATGGGACTATCTAAAGAAAATGCCCATGATGCGTTAAAGGATGTACAAGATACTGCAGAAATACTGATTAGATTTATGAAGCTATTTAGAAGTTTGTCACCAAAGATTAAGTTTAGAAACGCCTTTAATAATGTCTGATTATTATACTTTTGATTGTGGTTGTAAATTTGAGATTACAGGGAATAATGAAGAATTTCCTAGAATACAATTTGAGCCAAAATTAGAAAAAATTAATTTGGAATGTTCTAAAACCTGGGACTTGATTTCTTCAGGAAACACAAAAGGTTGTTTTCAGTTAGAGTCTAGACTAGGACAAAGCATGGCTAAAAGACTAAAGCCAGGAAACATAGAACAGCTTTCAGCCCTAATTAGTATTTTAAGACCTGGATGTTTAGAGGCCGTGAGAGATGGTAAAACAGTATCTAATCACTATATTGATAAGAAAAACGGAGAAGAATCTGTAGACTATTATCACCCCATTCTGCAAAGAGTATTGGAAACAACCTATGGTGAAATGATTTATCAAGAACAGGCTATGGAAATATCTAGAGTAGTGTCTGGATTTGATCTTCAAGAAGCCGATGTTCTTAGAAAGGCTATCGGTAAGAAAAAGGCTGATTTAATGGCAGAAGTTAAGAAGTCTTTCTTACAAGGAGCCAAAAGGGTCAACGAGGTAGATAAAGACACAGCAGAAGAAATATTTGGATGGATTGAAAAAAGTCAAAGATATAGTTTTAATAAATCCCATGCAGTAAGTTATGCTATGAACGCATATCTTTCAGCATACGCCAAAGCTCATTTTCCAAGAGTCTTCTTTGCTTCATATCTGAAATTCGCTAAAGACAAAATAGATCCACAACAAGAGATTAAAGAATTGGTCAGAAATGCCAACGAGATGGATATCAATATACAAACTCCAGATATTAGAAATCTTAATGAACTGTTTTCTATAAAAGACAGAAAAATATTTTTTGGACTAACAGACATAAAAGGCTTAGGCAACTCTGTATATAAAAAGATATTAGAAATCTTAGAAAAAGACAAGATAAATATAAAACAATTAAATTGGTACGATATGCTTAATAAAGTTTTGTGTAAGATTAACAGTACCGCAACTAAAGCCTTAATATCATGCGGTGCATTAGATTATTTTAAAATATCTAGGACTAAAATGTTGTTTGAGTACGAAGTATTCAATACCTTGACAAAAAAAGAAATGGAAAAATGTCAAGAAGCAATAGCTAATGAAGAAAATAATTTAAAGACCATACTCACAGAGCTACTAACTAAAAGAGTTAACATCAATAGAAAAGAAATTATTAATAATTTAATAGCCTCTATAGATAATCCTCCTTATTCACTAACAGATAAAATAGAATGGTTGTCAGATTCAGAGAACTCTCTATTAGGAGCAGCCATCACATGCTCAAAATTAGATTCTTACAAAATAGAAATGACCAATACCAACTGCAAAGATTTTAAAAAAACATATAAAACTAATGATATTATATTAGCGGCAGAAGTTGTTGGCGTCAATGTTACCAAAACAAAAAACGGTAAAAACCCTGGTGCAGAAATGGCTTTCGTCACAGGAGAAGACCAGTATGGTTTATTAGATTCTATTATTCTTTTTCCAGAAACATGGGCGTCATATAGGACTCATGTGTTTGAAGGAAATGTATTAATTTTTACTGGTAAGAAGTCAAAAAATAAAGATAGTCTAATCGTAGAAAAATGTTTTATTCCTAAGGCTTGACTATATCCGATTAGGTTTTATAATACATTGTGTTGGTTTTGGATAATTTACTTTTTAAGGAGATGATAATGAATCTTGTAATTTTAAGAGGAAATCTAGCTAGAGACCCAGAACATAGAAAAGTTAGTACTGGAGGTAAAGATACAACAGTTGTTAATTTTACTGTTGCTACTTCTAGGGAATATACTAAGGCTAATGGCGAAAGAGACAAGGTCACTTCGTTTATTAACTGTGAAGCATGGGATACCGGTGCTGAAATTATTGCAGAGTCTTTCAACAAAGGAGATTTAGTAATGGTTGAAGGATCTTTGCGAAATGATTCATGGGAAAAGGATGGAGTTAAGCACAATAGCTTTAAGGTTAGGGTGAACAACTTTTCTAAGCTGACCAAGCTTTCTAGATATAAGAAAGAACAAAATGCTCAAACTGGTTCTTCCGATAAAGAAGAAGTTGTGGCTTTTTAATTATTTTTATCTTTTAAGGGGGTCTGCAAAGACCCCTGTTTTTATATATGAGCAAACTTAAAATACTAATGTGTTCAGAAGCCAGTTTCCTAAATTCAGGATATGGCACCTATACCAGAGAAATTTTAAATAGGTTATATGCTACACAAAAATATGAAATAGCAGAATTTGCTAGTTATGCAACTGTTAATGACCCTAGAGATAAAGATATCCCATGGAAACTATATGCTAATTCTGTTAATGATCAAGACTCAAGACATAAAGAGTATTCGTCTCGACCAGACAATGCTTTTGGTCGATGGAGATTTGACAAAGTTGTTGTAGATTTTAAGCCAGATGTTGTTATAGACATAAGAGACTATTGGATGAGTGCTTATCAAGAGCTTTCTCCCTGTAGGCCATATTTTCATTGGATACTTATGCCCACGATAGACTCTGCCCCACAACAGCAGATGTGGATGGATACATATCTATCTGCTGACGCAGTTTTTACTTATTCTGATTGGGGAGCCAATGTTTTAAAAGAACAGTCTAGTGATAATGTTAATTATATAGACACAGCATCCCCTGGAGTAGACTTAAAGACTTTTAGAATTAAAAATATGCAAGAATGCAAACAGTCTTTAGGCATAGATAAAGACAGTATTATTATTGGTTCTGTAATGAGAAACCAAAAAAGAAAACTTATACCTAGATTATGTGGTGCATTTAGAAAACTTTTAGATCAATGCGAAAAAAGTAATGCCTCTATAGGTAAAAATTTATATCTTTATTTACATACTAGTTGGCCCGATGCAGGATGGGATTTACCAGAAGTATTAAAAGAAAATCGGCTTGCCAATAAAGTACTATTTACTTATGTTTGCAAAAATTGTGATCATGTTTCTTCTCAGGTATTTTCTGGTCCTAATATATTGTGTACAAAATGTCTAAAAAGATCGAAAGTATTTCCTAGTGTTAGTTCTGGAATAAGTACAGAACAACTATCTACTATTTATAACACATTTAATCTTTATGTGCAATATGCTATCTGCGAAGGTTTCGGCATGCCACAAGTAGAAGCAGCAGCATGCGGTGTTCCGGTAGCGACAGTAAACTATAGTGCTATGTGTGATGTTATAAAAAAGCTTAAAGCATATCCTATAAAAGTTCAGTCTCCATTTAAAGAATTAGAAACAAGAGCCGTACGAGTCTATCCAGATAATGATGATTTAATTAGTACGATCAATAAGACATTAAATCTGCCTCAGTCTATGGTAGATAAAAAAAGAAAACAGATAAGAGAATTAACAGAAAAATTTTATGACTGGGATATTATAGCTAAAAAATGGGAAACATATTTAGACAGTTTGTCTCAACAGAATTATAAGTCTGATTGGTCTAAAGTGCCAGAACTACAAAAAGTAGACCGTGTTGGAGATATTGATATATCCGAAAATATAGATCAAATGATTTTAATGTGTCATAAAGGGTTGGGAGATATAGAAAAAATTTCTTCTAGCAGAATGTTACACTTTTTAAATGATATAGACAACGGCTTTCAGATGAATGGTTTACAGACTAAAGCCATAGACATTAATACTATTATAGACCAAATCAACACTTATGTAAAAAACAATAATGAATTAAAATTTGCTATAGACAATAATATACAGTTTGACGACGATTTTATTCAATATGCTAGATTAAAAACACAACAATGAATATACTTTATATAGGACCATTACTACAACACTCTTTTCTCGGTAAAGCTTCTGTCTCTTTCTTCAAAGAGATATCCCAAGTTACGAGCAATAATAATTATGTCTATCCAATATATGGAGGCTCTCAAAATATTTCATATGAAAATGTTCTAAGCTGTACAAAATATCCCGATATAAATATTCAACACTGTACCATAATTGATTTACATCCAGACATTAATAGTAAAACTTACTTCGTCCCAATAATGTCTCCGACGCAAAGCATACCATTAGAATTTAAAAACAAATTAGAACTTGTAGATAAAATTTTAACAACAAATAATTCTGACTACAATGCTTTTGTTGGTATCGGTATTAAAAAAGATAGATTGATACACTTGAAACCTTTTGAACAAGAAACAAAAACAGATACTTTGTCTTTACCTGTATACGAAGATACTACAAAATTTTATGCAATAGCAGAAGATCAGGATATGCAAGTATTAAAGCTAATAATTTCTAATTTTCTACAAATACCACAAAACAATTCTTTGGTTATTTATTGTCGATTTGATGACAGAACAAATGCAACAGAAATTATTGACTTTTATCGGAATGCTAAGAAGTACTATAATGTCAATATCTATACAGATAGGGTATTTTTTATGTTCGATAAAGACGAAGAAGTATTACATTCTCTTCATAATGCCGGAGATGTCTTTTTGGCTTTAAACCAAGACTATTTCCCCGTATTACAATATTCTCTGTCTAGATCATACGGCAATCGTTGTATTGATTATAGTGACCTAGACTTAGATATTAATAATAACCACAATAATACAACTTATACTATTATCAATAAATCTTTGCAAGCATCATTTCAAACAAAAGACGCAAAACAATCAAAAAACAACGAGATAAATATTAAAGACTTATTATGTTAAACAATGAATGGCCCATATCTAATGTTTTTCACAGATTAAGAACTAAGGTAAATAGTTTTAAAAATATCTGTTTATCTAACTCCAACAATACAATTTTTGACGCTATACTTTTTGAACATCCTGAAATCGTAGTTCTCTATAAACAAACACTTGCTGAACAAAATAAGGTATACGATTTTAATTATGACTATATGCTATTTAACACTCTTATGATAGAATCTTCTGCCCTGCTAGAATTAAAAAATTCAAATATACATATTATCATTTTTAATCATGAAGATCTTACTAAGATAAAAAGAGAAGATTTACATATATTAAATAATAATTTAAAACATGATTATATTACTATTATTAATTTTAATAGAAATTCTGACAGTGTACTTAAAAAAAGCTACAATATAGAATATGGTATCCCCTATGCAACAAATGTTAAAAAAGAAAAAAATATATTAATTATTAACCACAGCAATAATGATGTATTAAATCAGCTATTTGAAGAAATTAAAAAAACAGATAAAGATTCTGATATGATCAATAGTACAAGTGGAGATATAGAAAACACGATAAATCAAATAGGTAAATATAAAGTAGTTATAGACCTAGAATCAAAAATCAATTTAATACTTTGTACACTATGTAAAGGTGTTGGTATTACAAGTTTAGATTTGACGGACTCTCCTATAAATAACCATATATTACAATTTGGTAGTTTTCAGAATGCTTTTGAATGCGTAAATTATGCAATGAGTAAAGACCCAACAGACATATCAGACTTATCTGAGATATATAATATTGAAACTTTTAATGATAATTTGACAAAAATTTTACAGGGAGCCAATAATGCGCCTAACTAACATTTGTTATAAAGACACCCATCAGTTGGAGTCTGCTGAAAATATAGACATCAATTCGTTAGACTCTATACCCAATTTTTCAAACAACAATATGTATCTTGCTATATTAAATATGTTTCCAAAAACAGATAGTTTAAATATTATTAATATTGCTGTAAACAAACTTAAACAGTCTGGGACTCTGACATTAAAACTGTTAAACTTTAATCATATAATTGATTCTTACAAGTTTCAAAAAATATCTGATGATGATGTTTGTAAGTCCATGCATGGAGTTACTTGTATTATTAACCAGCCAGAAATTTTTGAAATGTTTCATAATAAGCCAGATGTAAAAATTGTAGACGTATCTAGTGATGATATACATAGTTTGTATAAAATTCAAAGGATTTCTTTATGAGCGAAGTTAATACTGTATGTTCTCTTTGTTATTTTTTTCAAGACAGTGATTGCTTGTTTAATATACCTTCTTTGATTTCAAAAGAATATACGGTTGAAGAAACAGACAGTAACACCATTATTAAAAACTATAAATGTTCTTACGCTTTTTCTAAAAAACAATTCAATAAACATAAAGATGATTTATCAAAAGATTTTATAGATTATGTTCGTCGTAAAAATGCTATTAGTTACTACCTAATATTAAATTTAGTAGATAAAACAGTAGACGATATATTTAAAATATATGACGACTATATAGATAAATTATATATCAAGCCATATGAAATATCTATAGCTTGTGTCCTAAATAAAGAAGATATTCTAAAATTTATTGATGGCATGAAAAAAAGAAATAAGATTTCTTGGAAATCACATAATTTTGTTAATAGTACAGGCAATATGGATGAAAATAATATTTTTAATACAATTACAGGTACTAATTTAGAAGCAAATAAGACAGGATACTTGTGCTATAGTCGTGAAAATTTTTCAGAACTACAAGAACAAATTAATTATGTAAATTTTTTAGCTACCGTCAAAAGACCACCAGGAGTTGCTGGATTAAGAAAATCTACTGGAGATCTAAATGGTTTATGTCTGCCTATAGTGACGTTTAAAGAAATTAAATCATATTCCGAAAAAAATAATAAATACTATATGGACACCTTAAAAAAAGACACAGAAGTAATACATCCGTACTATGAGTAATGACTATCTAATAATAATGCCAGAAATTACAAAAGGTATGAAATCAATAGGTTCAAAAGCTCTTTTGCCTATTAATTCAAAAAACACAATCTTAGACTATCAGATTAAATCAATAAAAATAATGAATAGACAAAATAAAATATATTTATCTACTGGATTCCAACATAACAAAGTTAAAAAGGTTGCAGATAAGTATAAAAATGTACATAGTATTTATGAATCTGAATACGAAAATTGTAACGAATCTAAGCACATTATCAATTATATTAAAAACAATATAGATAGTCTCAATAATCTGTTTATTATAAAAAATGGAGTTTTATTTAAAAATAGGTGTTTTAGCAGCATTAGAAAAAAAGATAAATCAAAAATTTTTCTTTTAGACAGAGATAAAGATAATTTTAGTATAGGTTGTCATAACAAGGATTCTAAATATTTATTCTACGAATTACAACAAAAATGGTGCGAATGTGCTTTTTTGGTTAAGTCTGATCTGCAAAAGATATTAACAATGAATGAACAGAAACAAATTAATAATTATTTTCTATTTGAAATTATAAATTTTTTACAAGAAAGTTCTGATATAGAGCATCATACAATATCATATAGGAATATTATGAAAGTAAATAGTACTAATGACATAAAGAAAGCCAAAAGGTTTGTTCAATGCAAATAATTGTACAAAAAGATGATAATAAGTTTATTAATAATCTAGACTCTGTATCTGGCCATACTATTGCGTATATTGACTTTTTCAACAATGTATATAAAATACATCAAACTAAAAAACCAAATCTGTATATTTTTGTTGCAGAAAAACTCACGCATGAAGAGATTCATTTCTGTACAAATATTACTGATAGTAAAATAATAGTTTATCATATTTCAGAACAAGCAACAGATGTCGATAAGATAAAAAATATCGTTCATCTATATGACAAAGATATCCCTCTATTATACAATCCATATAGATTTTTTAATCAACAAAATAAAAGCAGAGGCATTAATGCTTCTTACTTTTTAGATAATGAAACAGATATAAACGATGATATGACACGGTTATTATATCCTAATAAAAGCAAATATAAAATTAAAATGTTTAATAATCAAAAAATAAATCATGTACAGAATTTAGGTTTCTTAACAGAGAATGATAAAAATAATGTCTTAAATGATTCCCACACTTACATCTGTCAAAATCAATTCTATGCTTTAGAGGCAACTTTGTGTGGATGCAAGGTATTAGACACAAAATTAAACGAAATAAATTTAGACTCTAAAAAATATCAAACATACTCAGACTATATTGGGAGCATCATTAAATGAAACAAGATTTAGGATTTATAATACTAAAAACGAATAATGCCCAAATGCATGAATCTATATTTGAGTCTATAAAATCTATAATAGATAGCAATCCGTATAATCAGATATGTATTTTTAATAGCTATAACGAAAAATTACACACCAAAAACATACCTATATTACACATTAATCAGGCAAAGTTTTTCTATGGCAATCTTGTTGTATTTGATAGTTTGTCATTAATGATGGCAAAGAATTTTCCTAATATTAATAAAATATTCTTTTTTGTTTCAGATTCTATATGGTCTAATCAATCATATTCTAGATATCAAAACATAAAAGAAATGTTTGAAACAAAGAATTTGGAATTTATAGCTTCTAATGATAAAATATCAGAAGTTTATGACTTATGCTGGAAAAAACCAATATGTATCTCTAGGAACCTAAACCATGAAAGCATCAAAAACATCCTATAATAATTTAACAGACGCTAAAAAAATAGAACTGCTAAAAGACTTATATGTTAAAAACAAAAACAGTTTTGCTGATATAGCGTCCACATATAATACATATGCCAATAAGTTAAGGAGAGATGCTAAAAAGTTTAATATACCAATTAGAAATAAAAGCGAAGCACAAAAAAATGCTTTAAAAACAGGTAAACATAAACATCCAACCAAAGGTACTCATCGCACCGAAGAAACGAAAAGGAAAATAGGCATGGGAGTTTTGCAGTCTTGGGATAGTTTAGATAGTAACGAACTTGAACAAAGAAAAGAAACTCATAGAAAACTATGGAATGACATGTCTGATGAGCAAAAGCAATTAATGAAACAATCTGCTAATGAAGCGATAAGAACTACTAGTAAAGTTGGGTCAAAACTAGAAAAATTTTTATTAGAGCAACTCATTAAGAACAATATAGATGTTATATTTCATCAAGAGCAAAGTCTTGTAAATACAAAGTTGCAAATAGACCTGTATCTTCCTAAGATAAATGTAGCGATAGAAGTTGATGGGCCTTCACATTTTAGTCCTGTATGGGGATCGGATACATTAAAGAAGACTAAAACATATGATAATAAAAAACAAGGTTTAATATTAGGCAAAGGAATGGTGCTAGTACGCATACAACAAAAAATGGACTTTTCCGTTTCTAGATCCTACCTAATATTTGATCAATTACTAGATATTGTTAAACAAATAACTGATAAATTTCCAGATGCAGATAATAGAATTTTTCACATTAAGGATAATTAAAAATGCCAAGAAAACCTAATAAGCCTTCTCCTAATGATATTGAATGGAATGATTACGTTCTAGGACTATTGTCTGATGATGAAAAAATTGCGGACAATCCTACTACAGATGGCTTGAGAAGAATATTTGAGGCCGCTTTGGATTGTACTCTCGTAGAGTGTTCTTCTAGCATACCTCAGTTTCCAAACCCAGAGAATGGCAACAGAGCCACAGTGATACACACCCTGGTCTATATTTTAAATGATCCGAAGATTGATCAACAATTTAAAACAATAACCGTTAATGGGGCCGCTGACGTTTATTGGGGCAATTGCGACAAGATATATAGAAATCATCCTATTGCTGTAGCAGAAACTAGGGCTGAAGGTAGGGCCTTGAGAAGGGGCTTAAAGCTTAGAAAAGTTGTTGCTGCGGAAGAAATAGCTAAAGAGGTAGAGGATCTAGATGGGAATACTGTTAGTAAAATAACAAATAATCAGATTAATTTCATTGACGTATTAGGAAAAAGACTTAATATAAATATAACATCATTGCTTGATTCTGAAAGTATAGATTCTAAGAATATATATGCTATGGACCATGGAGATGCTGTTAAGATGATTAGAAAATTATCTGCCTATCAACAAGACGTAGATAATATACCTTCAACTATCCTAGAATATAATTCGGAGTGGAAATAGTATTATGAAAGCAAAATATAAGGTAGGAGACAAACTTGAGTTTGAATTAGATGGTGCTGGCCAAAAAGAGCTTTTTAAAGAAATAGCTAGTATCCAAGAAATTTTTGGAGAAGTTAAATGTGGAATATGTGGATCTGAAAATATTAAGTTTGTAGTAAGAGTTGTGGATGATAATGAATACTATGAATTACGATGCATGGACTGCGGAGCAGTTCTGTCATATGGTCAACATAAAAAGGGCGGAACTCTTTTCCCCAAGAGAAAAGATGCCGATGGTAATTATACCAAGAATAATGGATGGTATAAATATACATCCAATAATAAAAAATAATTTATACTTGACGACAATTTGGGTCACCGAGACCTATAATTCTAGGTATAGAAGATGCACCTACTTTGTTGTCTAAACTTAAGCTGGATTCGCCAGTAATATGATTTACATGACCGTAATAACCTAAGTCAATCATGTTATTAATAGTTACTGTTGAAATTATACTGTTAGCAATATAATTAACTTGCATCAACTCGTTACTTAAGCCTGGATATTCTAATCCGTCTGTAGCGGTAGTATCGTCCCTATAATTACTAACCCAGTGAGCTCCAGTAATGGGTATTAGTCTTCTTTCTACTCCGTCATTAACAGCAGAATTGTATGCTTTGCTTGTGTTAATAAAGAAATCTCCATCTAAATCAGTAGCATTATATGCTCCTTCAGATCCAGTTCCACCTGCACTACTACAGCTGTTCCATGGATTTCTTACGTTAGGGCCAAAATTTCTGTTCCATAAAGTGCCGAAACCTAAACCATGACCCAATTCATGAGTCATAATTTCCAACCAATCATTTTCGCTAAAAGTATTTAAAAAACGTGTATTAACGTCTAAAACAAATGTTAATGGCATCCATCTTTGTCTACATGAGGTAACAGAGCCAGGAAGTTTATCATCTGTAAACGCTATCATTTGAGGTCCACAAGACGCTATGCTGTTATCAGAACTAGAATAAAAATTAATCTGATCTAGCTTAAGTCCATACCAAAGAGCTCCTGTTTTTCTAATGGCTGCAGAATGATGCTCATATGCTGTTTTCATTTGAAAATATCTAGCAGAATTCTTGTATTGACCTTGTGTCTGAGCATCTTTATGTCTATAATCTCTAATAAGAGTAATAACACTATCCCATCTGTCAGCGGCTCCATGTAAAGCCCATAAAATTTTATCAGAACCACTATGTCCAGATAATTTTACAATTTCTTCGAAACTATTTCTATCAAAAAGACCAGCATCTAATACTTGGGGACCATCGCCATGATCATTGATGCTTTCTTGAACAGAAGGTTCTTCATCATTCATAATAGCAAAATCTTTATATCCCGCACCACTAGGAATATATGTTCTACCATAAATATCTGTACCACCAGGATTATAATATGCTGCTTTATACCATTCACTAACAGACGGCAAAAAGTATCTCGCACCAGAACTTCTATTAAAGCTTTTAACATTACTTTTGAGATCATAAGCCCCATCTAATAATCTTGCAGAAGCTGGTCTTGTGTCGTTTTTACTAGAATTATGCAAGAAATTGCAATACATAGCAGCAGCTTGCCAGCTGACAACTTCTAAAGGCTTGTTGTAATAGAGATCTTTGGTTGTATATTCATAAGTAGAGCCTACGCCAGTTCTTTCAATACCTTCCATTTTTGAATTCCATAGCTCATCATGTAAAGATCCAGAAGCTGCTGTATTTAAAAAATTTGTCCATTGATCATTAGTGACACAATATTTACCAATATTATAATTAGAATCAACTTTACCATGTCCTGGTGAAAAACCATCTGGACTGTTTCCAGAATTAGCTACAATAGCCATATGTGGAATATTAAAAGGGTTTGACAAAGTAAGTTTTATATTTCTGTCTCCATTAACATTACTATCTCTATCTAATATGACTTTTACTTCGTTGTTAGATTTTAGAACTACATTAGCAATAGTTGCAAAGCTCAACATGCCAGAACCTGAAACTTCAACTCTTTTATCCATGTGTATTGGATCATATGTTCCAGCAGAAAAAGTAATATTTGCACCAGAAACGGTACCGCTTAATTCTATAGAAGAGCTGATAGAACCGACTCTGAATCCAAAACCGGAATTGCCAGAACTAATAGCTACTGTAGTAAATGATTCTTGGTTTCTAGAAGCTGTAAATCCATCTTTTGATAAAAGATAATTACCTCCCCAAGCCTGTTTACCCATAGAAAAATTATATGGCATTCCATTTAAATCTTTGTCTCTTAAAAGTACAGACTTTTCTGTAAATTCAGAAACTCCTCCATTTTGATCATAAGTTTCATAATATGATGGCATGCCATTAGTGCCTACCGTAGTAGCTCTAATTTTTCCATCCCATTCACCAGAAGTGGTGAGCAAATTAACAGATCTATGGGGTCTAGTAAAATCAAATAGTGATGTATGCGCCATTGTTATAACCTATATTTTTATTAGGATGGGGTGACTGTTGGTGTCGGTGTTTTGGTTGGAGTTACTGAGCTTGTTAGAGTAACAGTTGGTGTCACAGAACTAGTTGGCGTAACGGTTGGTGTTGCAGAACTAGTTGGAGTAACAGTTGGTGTCGCTGTAGGAGCATTAGGTGTTACTCTAGGAGTAGAAGTTGGAGTAGGAGTAGCAAATGATGTCGGAGTAACAGTTGGTGTCACAGGTATAGGAGTAGGAGATACCGAACATGCTGTACCACTATCTTTTAAGGTGTACTCAAAACTATTTCCTCTTTCAGATTTAATTTGTACTCTTATTTTATTGTAACCAGAAGGTTTACACATACTAACTGTTTGAGCTCCAGTAACCTCATGATATGTATCAAATATTACCACATTAGATTCTGCAGATCCGTATTGTTCATTAGCGTTGACAGCAGTAACAATATATCTATTAGGCAAAGCAAATGAATCATATGCTAATGTAATTATACTTTCTGTAGATGTGACAGAGTATGAGTCAATTAAATTAGAGATATCTGTATTTGGAATTATGGTCATAGAGCCTATCCAGCTGCTTTGAGTAGCGGGAATAGTTTCCCAAGTATTTTTAGCTCTATTCCATGAATGATGAGTATTATTGTTTGGTTGAGTATAATTAGTTTTACCTCCAGTATTAGCTCCTGAGGTTGATACTAGCTTGAATCCTAAAGCTAAAAGTTCTGTATTTAATCTTGAGATTGTGTGTCTTGTAAAAGACAGGCTACCAGATTTTCCAATCTTACCAGCGACAGAGGTTTGGGTGTTGAATATTTGTGAGGATAAATCTGGGCTAGAAATTAAAGTTCCAGGAGTACGTACAACTGCTAAAGGAGGTCTTTCTATTGGTCCTGGAGGATCTCTTCTAATCTCTAATTTAAAAACATGCTGAACAATATCTAAAATATCAGAAAGTTTAATCTGTCTTGTTGTAGAAGTCTCTTTGTCTACAACCAGAAAAAAATCATCTTCGGTTAACCGTTTAATAATGTCTAATTCTGAAATTTTGGGCATGACTTATCCTATCATTTTAAGACTATATAGTTATGTTTACTTATACACCTACCACTTGTTTATTGGGCATTTTTGATCTTTCCAAGCCAATTTGCTAATAAAACGCTTATTTCTACTCAATGAACACCCACATAATTTACAAGAATTATTGGTAAAATTACTGCAAGATTGGCATATTTCATAACGTTTCTGTATTGTTTTATCATCACACATTTTTGCACCAGTAGCTATATGAGTTATTGTGGCCAATGCAAAATTTTTAATTTTTTTAATAAAAGATGGAAAACTTTCATTTTTCTTAATAGACATATTACAAACATATACTGGTTCACTCAATTGGTACTCTTGAAAACTCAAAACTATACCACAGTTTTTACATTTAAAATCATATCCATCATGTGTTAATAGCTCACACAATTCCATTAGTTTTCATCCCTTTCTGGTATGTATTCATAGGGAGTCCACTCAAAAGTTTCTAAACTATCAACATAATTATCTTTATGTTCCAAATTGTCGTTACTTCCAAAGTAAGCTCTAAATATCATTTCATTTTGCAGTTTAAAATAATCTGGAGCTTCAGTATTGTTTAATTGTTTAGTAGGATCCACACAATGCCACATTTGTAAGATATTAGTGAAAGGACCTCCAGGCCCAACACTAGGAAAATTCTTGTATACTTCGCCCATAGGACCATATGTATATTTTTCATAATGAGTATCTAGGTTTTTTAATTTTCTTGGAATAACTCTACTACTACAAATTAAATATGGATTCTCTAATATAGAATCAGGTATAATATCTCTTACTTCTCCAACATACTCACCATATGTTTCAACATAAGGTTCTTTATTTACATAATCATCAGAATATTGACCTCTTCCATAAACCTCATCCCAACTCGGATCACTAGTGTCCCACTGTGCAGCAACATTGTTCTTAGGGTCTAGACCTATAGTACTACGAAAATAATTTTCTGAAGGAGTTAGATAAGTCTCCGTAACTTCTACCAAAACATCTTCTGCTTCTACACCTGGTCTTATAAAAAATGATCTAGTAATAGTACCGTTTCCTAATGCAGGAGCTTTTCCAGGAAAAGTTTTTTCTTCCCAAACATTAAGTGGTATTCCATATTTTTCTTGATACCAAAACTTCATTCTAGATATATGAGCTAAGTCAAAAGTATATTCAAAAGTATTGCCTCTGTTTTCCATCCTAGTAACTGGACCTTCGATACTAGCGGTCTTCCTAGCACATATAGACTGAGCATTGTCTGTTGCTACATCATATTCAATCATCTTAGTAACGATACCTACTGTTGGAACACAAGTGTAAACTGCTTTAACTAAAATTTTAGCTGACATATCTCTACTAGTTTTGCATTTTTGTCTTGGGTCTATATTGATCCAGTATGAATCGTCATCAACTTCTATATTATAAACAAAGGGCTCTTTAGACTGTTCGGTATTATTAGTAAAGCGATAGGTTTTATGAGAATGTATATCCTGATTATCAGTATAGGGAGAATACACAACTTCAATATTGTCACTAGGATCTGTTTGATACTTAACTCCTATTTCTTCTAATACTTTAAACAAATCTGTTCTTTCTTGAGATCTGGCTAAAAATGCTTGTGTACAAACTGTTTTAGGACAGTCTATCTCATACTGTGTAAGATTTGATGGCCGAACAGCATTCCCTTGTTTGTCTAAAAAACAACCAACGCTATCATCTTGTAATCCTGCTATTTTTATCTTTAGGTTAGGTATAGACATTTGATTAAAGGATTCATCTCCCACAAGAGAATCTGTAGAATTTAAAAAGTTTAATCTGTCTATAATGTGTGTTACTATAGTACCATTTTTGCCTTGGATACTATTTAAGCCAATACAAAAACCTGGTTGAAATTCATTTTCAATAGTAGCGAAACCTTGAATATCTACATCTTGCCAAGGTTTTGAAAATTTTTGTGATTTTATTTCTACTATATTAAAGTGTTTATCCGACACATTTTCTATATTTGTTAATAGGTCTTGTAGGTTAGGAGATATTAAATTGCTATCTTGTGTTTTTAGTTCTATTCCTTGGGAACTTGTTCTTGATATGGGAGAATACAAATCAAATAAATTATATGAGTATCCTGCTACAGCAGTAGTCGAACCGTTATCAGGGTCTGATGTTGTGGCCATAGACTCTTTGCCTTTATAATTTTCTAAATCATGTTTTTCAGGTATGGAATTTCTTGTTAATCTTCCTCCAATTGATCCGTCCCCTTTGGTAAGATATTTGCCAAATAAATTTACACGACTTAGTGACTTTACATTGTTTTCTTGATTATTAAAAATATCATATATAGTTGGTAGTCTATTATGAATATCTTGATTGCTAACAAAAGAAGAATTTACAATTTGAGAAGAGCCATAGGATAATTGGGGGAATAGAGTATTGTTTGTTTGGCTTGCAGGAATTACATGATTATAGGAAGGGGCATCTCCTACTGTTGAATATACAAGAATATTAGGATTTTCATCAGGCTTTAAACATATAGAAGAATATTGTAAAGAGATATTAAATTGTAATATAGTATAGTACAGTCCATTTATTAAAATAAAACCTTTTGCCAATATCGTAGCAGGCTTCGGTGGCGGAGGAGGAGGTGGCAATGAAACAGGTGGTGGCGGTGAACTAGGTGGAGGCGAAGGAGAAGGCTCTTCCTCGTGATAGGACGCAGACTCGAAACCTGGTGAACTTGGTGGCGGAGGAGAAGGTGGAGAAGGAGGAGGAAGAGGTGGAGGAGAAGGTGGTGGTGGTGAGTAGGACGGAGGCCCAAGATTTGAGACCAGGTCGAATTTAGGCCCTACGTCTGTACAAAAAATTCCTGGATCATATACTTCTTGACCCACATCAAAATAATTATAAGCTCTTTTACCAGGAATTAATCTCATAGTTTGAGGGGATTCAAGATCTAAAGACATAATGTTATTATTCATTAATATCTTATGTGGTATGCTATTAATGCTGGGTTTTGTTTTAAGTTCATCTGCTAATTCCTTACTAATATCTTCTGGTTCAAATAAATCAAGAATATCTTTAAGTTCTGTTAAGGGGAACGTTCCTAATTCTGGCAAGAAACAAGGGCCTGGCTTAACATAATCTCTAACTTTTTGTTTTAATATAGGAGTATTTGAATACCTATATATTGCCGCTTCTAAGTTATATACTATGCCTTTATTCGATCCAACATTAAGCAATATCTTGTCTGATTGACCATATCCATATTTAGTATAATCGCTCTTTACTGTTGCGTCAGACAGGGCTTGATCTACTTCTGCCCTTCTAATATTACTTAACATTTTAGTGATAAAGCTAAAACTTGGTAATGAAATTACAAAAGCAGCCATAATCCCAACTACTCCACCAAGCAATCCCATAGATGCAATCGATGCCAAAGCCATAGCTAATGCAGCTGATGGAAATTTAATAGCTTCAGGAGGTCTTATATATCCAATAGTTTCTCGTGTCTCGTCATCAAAAATACAATCACTATAGTCAGACAAAGAATTATTTGGAGCATCTAAAACTGTTTTAGGTAGTTTTAATTTAATATTAGGATCCGTTGATATATAATTATGTCCTGGTATATCTGGGGCATATCCATAATTAATCATACCAAGACTGTCTCCATCATTCATCTTTGGAGTATCTGTATGAATAATAACTTCCCAAGAACACAAGGAATTAAATAAGCTATCAGAACTTCTTTTATTTTCAGATGGCTTTTCGTCTAATTTGCTGGCTAGATTTGAAATGGTATCTAGACTTACCATATCGTCGTCGCCAAAACATTCTATTTCTAAAGTAAAGGTTGTATTAGAGTCTGGTTTTACTATTGAGCCTTCTTTATCTGATTCCTCTAGGGCACCCTTAAAAATAAAATGATTTCTAAATTTAGCAAATGTATTAGACAATGGTATAAAGTCATTAGTTCTCATCATTGCGGAATATTCATTTATCTCTTTCATTGAATACCTTGGATTCGATAATGAAGGTGGTAATATTGTACTAGTAATATTTTGATTTAAATTTAAACCACTATTATATATATTATAATTAGTTGGAACATTGTATTTATTAGCTCTGTCTGAAAAGCGTAAGCAAGTATCTATGGTATTAGCATCTACATTTTCTCTATTTAATAAGGTTAAAGTAAACGAATCGGTTGTGATATTATTATCAAGATCTAAAGATCTCATATACTGAGCCAATCCTTCATGTTGTATATTGTCGTATAAAGAGCTTCTATCTTCATATGCTTCTGTATACTCATCAGCTTCTGTATTAAAGTTTTGTATCGTCTGGGTAGTTGTAGAATTAGCGTAGCTATATGGATCTGTGTTGAATTCTTTAGTAGTTGGATTTAAACTTATACCATCACTTTTGGGTTTCATTCTAGATCTTGTAGAAAAAGATGGCCTCATTGATAATTTAATTTTAACATCTTTCAGATTAACTTGATTCAAGAAATTTAGTTTTACTTCTACATCTTTAATTTGTGCAGCTATTAGAGTGCCATCTTGATCCCTACCTTCTGCAATCAATCTCTTGCCTCTTTGTGCGAAAGTATAAGAACCTGGACTTACTTCATATTCATCAGACTTCCACAATTGTGGTATTTTTGCATCTCCATAGCCACCCAATCTTCTGTAGCCATGATGCGTAGCAAATTCTTCTATAACGTTTGGATTATCTAAAATTATTTCTGTCTGTCCATCTGATCCTTCTACATTTACAAATTGTGCTTGCCATCCATTATTGTTTAATGTTATATTAGACCTCATAGAAACAGATTGGGGGACTTCATTAATATTTTCCTTGCCTTCTTTAATAGGCACAGACCCATCACCTCTAATGCCATTGTAAAATCCTGGACCTTTAAAAAGAAAACTTTTTTTATTACCAGCATTAAATTTTAAAGAACTAGTTTTATTGTTATATGGATTATCTCCCAATAAAAAACCAACAGAAGGATCAAATGTACCTTTTTGAAACCGTATATTGGGATTAAGGGCATCATAGCCGTTTGAAGAATCTGTATCAGAATACACTTTTGCTTCTCTTAAATAGCATATAGCGGGTGGGCCCTTCCAGCCTCCTCCAAATTCAGCATCTCCAGGTTTGTGATAATTCAACCAGTGGCCTTTTACATATTTTGGAAAGTAACTGACATTGCCCTTACTGATAAAATAATTTTTTAACTGATCATAATCTGGGGTATTTTCGAATAAACCTTCTTTATCGCCTTCCCATCCACCGAAAGTAGCAATACCCGGAGCACGCTCAAGACCAAATTCTAAACTAGGATAAGTTTCTACGCTTTCGATGTATGCTTTATCTTTATTATATCTTAATAGCATACTTGTTTCTCCAGGTGCTTCTCTATAAAATTTGGTTTCGTTAGCTGTCCTTTCTCTGTTTGGTTTCTTTATTTTGTATAGAAAGTTTTGATATGGACTTTTAGCAGTGCTACTCCCTGATCCGTAGCCGGTATTCGAAAAGCCATTGGAATCCCCATCTCTAATAGATTCTAAATTCATCCTATAAAGTTTCATGGTCGCATTGCCAGGAATATAACTTATCTTTAATTCTGTAGAATTGTCACCTGATTCAATAGTTTTAAAGAAAAACTTGTTGAATCTTGTAGCATCATCAAGTCTTAGAATAGTATCTGCACCAGAAGATTGCCCATCGTCATTAGGTAATGTGTCTGGGGCGTCAACAGCAATATATGAATTGGTTTTTACAGGACAAATAACTCCATATTTACTCATCATCAACTGTCTAACTCCAGGACATAATGGTTTTACAGTATCAACAGGTATTTCCTGTATAGTCAATACAGACTTTCTATTATCTATATAATTAACATATTGTTTAGCTCTATTTCTACCAAATGTAACTGGGCTTTCATTGGTAGGACTATAATAATTATCTGGTATAAAATCTACAGCTTCATCAGCTTCTTCAGCTTCAGCTCCTCCTCCTAGAAACCTCCGCCTCTCACTGTCAGAAAGTCCTCCGTCAACAGACCAGCCACCATCATTAGATGCTGGATCTTTAACAGCTATCTCCCCATTTGCATCAATACCTATTATACATCCTGTTTTGTTAACGAGTGTTACAGAAAATTCATCAGATACAGATAAGGTGTCTATAGAAACAGTTAATCTTATTCTATATCTACCTATTTTAGTAAAATTCATTTCTTGTTCTAAATCATTTTCTGTAAATATAATACCTTTATTAGGTCCAGATATTAATTTAAAAGAAAAAGTAGCAGCATCTATATCAAAAAATGGAAAATATGCATCTCCTAAAACCGATCTTAAATATTCTGTACTTAATTGTAATTTAGGCAACGTTACTCCAGTAGCGAGCCTTCCATCTTCGCATCTGGCCGTATTGTCTTCATTTAAATTACTATTACCTTGTTTAGTAACCGGTATATAGACGTCCCCTCCAACAGTAACTCCAATAGGCTTGTCTATCTCATAAAACTGAAAATTTTTAGCTATATCAAATGTAGGAATTTTATATTCTTTATCAGCTCCTTTAATTATGTATTCTGTAGTCCTATTGCTAAAATTAGACTTAAATTCATATGGACCTGCCTGAAAATGTATATTATTATATACGGTTGTTCCCTTTAAGTTTTTGTCGCAATGGTCTGTTAGTACTTGATTCATATAAAAATGTGGACCATTATCAATAGGATATGAAATTACAGAAGGCTTATTCAAGTCTAAATAAGCAGTATATTTACTCATTAGTTTAGTAAAGAGTTCTTTTTTTGTACTTATGTAACTATAATTTATCTGGTTTTCATATATGCTACCATTTAATTGTGTACTACTTGTATTATTATCAATATAATCTAAAAATTTATTTATAGCCGTAATTTCATTTGTTGAGCTCGTAATAAGAGAAGGTATTGTCTCTGTAAACAAAAAGTCTAAAACATTAGAGTCTGTAAGTATTTCTTGTGTGATACCATCTAACTGTGGGCCAGAAGCAAAAACAGCAGCTATTTTTCTTAACCATCTTTGTTGATGAAAAGAAATAGCATCGCCATCTGTATTTTGCATTGGTCGATTAGAAGTTAAAATACTATATATTTTTTGATATTTTTTCCATAAAGTAGGAGATATATGTGTTTTTGAACATAGGCTCAAATTGTATATCACCTGCCTTGGCAACGCGGAATCAGCATAAGAAAATATGTCACCATCAGCAATATATAAATTATATGATTGTTCACCGATATTAAAATTTGAAGCAGTCGATTTAGCAAACCATCCAATGATACCATACAAAGGATCGTGGGGTAAATCATTTGTATTTAAGTGCCAATCTAATGACATATTAGGAAAACCAGACTTAACTTGCCACTCACGAAATTTGGGCTGGAAACTTAAAAACCTTTCACAGCCAAGTATAGATTTTGATTCTGTTAGATTCCTATTAATGGTTTTTGTAGTAACATTCGAACTACCTAATGTCACCCATATTGGTCTCCACCCTTCTCTATCAACACTAGTGTTTTGCATTTGGCTTAGTAGCCACTCTGTATTTATAGATACGTCGCCACTAAATCCTTCAGGGAAATTTATAACACTAGCATCAGGTGGTAAATTATAAGATTCTAAATCATTTACCATGTAGTTATTAAAAAAAGATGACATATTTATCCTAAGTTAATTAATATCCAGCGCGAATTAATATCCACTTGCCTCCATTAAAATTAAAAAATGCTTTAGCATTTATACTAAAAGTCTCATTAAATTTATTATCATATTTAACTTGCATAGTTGGTACAGAACCTGCTACTTTACCTTGAGCATAATCCATGTCTATTGTAGCCTGATTATCATCTAGTAAAACTCCATATGCACTAAAAGAAGGTTTAGATACTGGCTCGTAATATCCTGAGCCTGTATCATATCTGCATAATAATTTTGCTCCTCTAGGTGCGGTATAACCACTTTTATCTCTTACATATACTAATCTCCTAGCATTATTAGGCAACGGTTCTTGTCTATATTCTAATTCATCTAAAAATCCTCTAGCGGGTAATGTCTCATCAAAATAATCTGCTGCTTTTATCATATTCTCTTCTAAAGTCACATAAACCATCTTGTATACAGTAACGTCTACAGGAACACTCCAAACATGTCTATCTTCATCCCATCGCAGATCAATTGGTCCAACTGGCCATAAATCAGGACGTTCTCCAAAATTTAAGTAAAATTCTTTTAATTTAGTCTTTTCTGACCATTTACCATTATCAAAAGATTGTGTCTTGCTAATAATATCTCCCTGAAAACCAGTCATCCTATCTTCTCCTGTCATGCTGGCATCTAGGAAACCTCCATTATTTTCCAAGTCGTTTTCATAAACATAATGCTGTACTTCTGTCTCATCTTCTGGAGGTGTTGACTCTTCACCTTTTGTTATAATACCATTACCGCTTGCATATGCTGATCCATTAGCTAATTCAGAATATGCTATCTTTTTAGGGTAGCCTTGTTTTATTTTTAATTTAAATCTTTTAGGTCTTCCTAATTGATCAATCAGTCTTGGCTCATCAGCAGCGTTAGGAACAGGATATCCTTCTTTGTCGTATCCCCAAGCATGCATCACTAGTGGTCCTCTTAATCCTAAGAACCTTTGATTCATCTGATAATCTTTTAATGTTGGTATTGCCCCTGCTGCCTTAACACTTTTATTTAATTCCAAATCTCTGCTATGATAATCTGGATTAAAGTCTGAATCATATTGATATTCATATTTAGAACTGCTAATTTCTAAACTATTTTGAACAACAGCTCCTCTAGCCACTATTTCTATACCATGTCTAGATCTATCCTTAAAAGGTCTAGGAGTATTTCCAAAAAACAATTCTTCATGTTTGCCATCTGGATGCTTACCAACATAGTTTTGGGTATTTGTATTACGAAAATCTCCATCACCGACTAAGATTGGATTTAAAGTAGCAAGATTAATTTCGGGTTTATCCCCAGCAGTACTGGAAGAACTGCCTCCACCACTTAGTCCTTTAAATAATTCTAGAACAGATTGGCTTGTTTCATTTGTAATAACATATGGAGGTAATACTTCTGAAGAAGCACTACTAGCACCTGCTGTTAACTTGTACTTAAGATTTTCATCTCTTCTAGCACAATAGTCACAATATACAAAATCTACAATTTTTTTCTCACTACCGCTAATATAGAATTTATATTCTGATTTTATTTTTTTGGTACCTTTACAAAATGGACAGCTGTTCAGATCATATTTGCTATAACTAAAAGTACTTCTTTTAAATGTTGGATAAAAAGAAACAGGAGATAATAAACCGTCTAAACTCATAGCAGATTGCAAACCATAATCAGAACTTAATTGTGTCCTAACTTCTTTAACGTCATACATACCAACATCAACTCTAAACTTACTGCTATTTAATAAAGTAGGAACATGGGTACTTTCTCCTTGAATTAAAGCAGCAGACCTAGAGTCATCGTCATCACCAATAGATTTACTCGTAGGCAAAGTATATGTTTTATTATCTGAGCCTAAAGATCCAAATTCATCAGGAAATACATATTCAGAACTAGGAGGTATAAAAGTAGGAAAAGTGTTTAGAGACTTTAAATATGGAGAAGCCTGACCCACCAAAACTGTTGTAGGACTCCATCCAAATAATTTACTACTAAAGCCTATACTATCAAAATTCTTATTAGCACTATTTATTCTCTGATCTTCTCTAGTTTTAAACTGTTGTATTAAATTGTTATTATTTTGTTGTGATATGCTGGCTATTTGTTTATTTCTTGATATTCCTTCTCTTCCTTGTTTTGCCGCCCTGTCTACTTCTGTTTTATTAAATAGAGATAATTTCTTGGTATAAGTTCTTAAAGAGTATGTGGTTTCAATAGCTCCGTTCCCCACATTAACCTGTATATTACTAATAACTGTACTAGGACTAGCTAATGGTGTCTTAAGAGCAATTGTAGTATAGTTATATGTTTCGGTCTTAGGAGCACTAGGTGGGTTAAAAGAATATAATGTGCTTAAAGAATTGGGCAAATCAAAACCATCATAATTATCTAAAGTATTATTGCCGAACTTAACGTCGTTATATGTATATGTTTTATTACTAATATAGCTACCAAAATTAATTGCTACATTATTAAAAGTAGTAGTGTCAAAACTTGAACCTATATCAAAGATCGGGATTCCGGGCATTTTTATTTGAGCAGTTTCTATTATACTCTGATAGTTTAGTTTTGAATATGCTTTAAGATTAGCTACTTTATCCATAAAACCAGCACCACCGAAATTCCAAGGAACTAATTCTTCATCGACTTCTATGTTCATGGGACCAATTAAATTATCTATAATATTTTTTGCTTGTTCGTCATTGACCGTTGAGGAGTCTGTTGTGCATGTTGGCGGAAATCCATCTCCTGTTTTAACCGTTACTCCATCTGGAAAAACAGCTTGAGGATCTCTTAAATAATCAACATAAACATTATTAGCCCAAGGTCCATATACATAATTTTTTAATTCTATGGGGATTGCTGCAAAAAACGGATGTGCAGCTTTTGGCGCTATTTCAACATGCGTAGCTGATTCATTACTAGAGACAGCAAAATTACCGTAGAATTGATTTCTAAAAGCAGGACTAACATAATATAATAAATAGCCTATAAATTCATAGTCCCAATATTTTTTATTTGTTGTTTTTAAATAAATAATTAGATCTTCAGTAGATACATTGGTTATTACTGTCCTATTAGGATCTTGATTATATTGACTACTGGATGTATTAAGAGTTAATCCTGGAGATGTAACAATAGCTTTAGGGAAATAGAAATTTTTAGGATTAAGATATGCTATTTGCGGATTAGCTTGTGCTTTTAAATAACATTTCTGTAAAGGTGTACTTGCCATAGATTGAGCAAAAGCATCTTTCGCAGCACCTCCGGCACTAATGTTGATATATTCTGTAGTCGGTATACTTGCTAAATTAATACTATTAAAAATAAAACCATTATCAGGACATTGCTGGTCTTTCATTGTTAATAATTCATCAAATATATCATAACTCCAAGCAGGATTAATTTTTTGATCAGTTAAGTCTGCTCTATTCTGATTAAAAACAGATTGAGCAAATCGACACATTTCTTTTTTAGTATAATCAAAATATTTATTAGAATTATATCCTAAAACAGGGCCTATTTTACCATCTTTTTCAGCCAAAGCATAATAATTAGCACCTCCTACAGAAATAGTATTATCTATAGCGTTCCCTGGTTCTTCCCAAGCAGCATCAGTTGGTTCATAATTATAAAAAATTTCTCCCCCACCTTGAAAAACAATAGCATCTCCATATTCTGTATTTAGAGTAATATCAGCATATTGTTGATCTCTATAAGACTGTAAATTTGGTAAAGACACCATGTACTGTTTACCATAATATCCAGCAAGAGTACTAATAAACTGATGTAATATTTGTAAATCTTGCATAGCCTTTTCGTCTATATAAGATGATCCATCATTCTTAGCAGGAGCTATCTCGATAGGTTGACCATCTGGACCAGCTATGTTTCCATGGATTTGTCTCCAGAACCAATCATATTTTTTATTAGCCATAGCAGCAGCTTCTGCTGAATTAGTTCTTTCAGCTATCAATTTGTTAAAATATTTAGTTCTATGACTTAGTCTTAAAGATTCTAAAAGATCAGGACGATATTGTTTAGCTAAAGAATAGACTAAAAAATTATCGAAGCCTACTAGAGCAGATCTTATTTCACTTTCTGAAATTAGAACACATTGTTGTCCCTCTAATGAAAAGTTTGTATTTAAAGGTATGCTTATTTCTGGCAATTCATGCAGTCTAACAATAACAGCTAGCTGTCCTGTCCAAGTATCTAGATAAACAGGTCTTGGAACTCGAAAGTCTGTATTTTTATCTTCTGTATCTACTTTAAGCTCTTCTTCTCTCACATATCCAAAAAAGGGACAGATAGCATCTTTAAACAAAGGAAACCATCTAAAGCCATTTCCAACGACACTATCTCTTGCGCTACCTGGATTATTAAGACTTATAGGGTCTGATTGATCAATTTCAATAGTCTTCCAATAATTTCCTTGTGTAGGATCAGATTCTGCTCCACCAAGCATAGAGTCGTTATATAAAGTATCTTTATCTCCCTCGTCAGAACCAGTAACAATATCAGTAAATGTGTCTTCAGCATTATACCTATCTTCCTGATTAGGATTAACTTGTTTAGATAAGTCTATATTATTAGTAGAAAATGCAGAAGGAAATCTGTATTTACCATGTGCAAATTTATTTGATGCCGTAGGACTATTGCCTAATGTGTCATAATTCACAAATTCTAAAGTAGTAGGATTAAATATTAAATTAGTTTGAGTATAAGCAAGTCTATTGGATTTAATTTGTAATAATCTTTTTTGATTGCCTCCAATAACAATGCTTTTTAAATTTGTATTATTTTTTTCTTTACCTATGCTATTAGAAGAAATTAAGAAACCATTACAAGAAAGATTTTTTACAGTATTACTAATTTGATTAGGCACTGGTTGACTGTTTCTAGATACGACTTTTATTTTAATAACATTAGTAATCTTACTATTATAACTTATAGGAGAATAATCTACTAAAAAGTCAAATCCAGATTCGTCAGCTATTCTAGTAATGAAGTCAGTAATACTCATTACAGGCTCAGCTATTCTAAAATCGTCTGGTAGTCTAGGAATTTCACTTAAATCTAAAACAAACTCACTTCTATCGACGCCATCTGCTAAAGATGTCGTAGGAGGTACTATTCCAAACTTACCAAAACCAGTACTAATATTAACATAAGTATCATATGCTTGTGGTGTTTTAGATAATATTCTACCAAAAGGAGAAAAAGCACTTTTCTGAGCATAACCTGTTTGGGCAGGATTAAAAATACTAGAGTCTGTATCTACATTGCCCGCTAATACACTTAAAGCGTCTATTACTTTATTGGCGGAAATACCATTTTGATTAAGATTAGCAGCACCAAAACTATTTGCTCCAAAAGATTCTAAAAAACCATAAACATTAAAAACGTTGGGAGTATTGCCATTATAAAGCCTGCCTAAGTAATCTACATTGTCTCCTACCCAATTATGTGGTTTTCCATAAAAACTCTCGGAGTTTTTTATTTTGCTAAATACAGCACCAGAAAATTTACCCAAAATAATATAACATTCAGACAACAAAGATTTCATATCTTGAATATTAACGGTTATGGTTTCACCAGAATTAGAAGCTGATGTTGTCCAAGACTGAACTAATCCGCCAAAACTAAAATCTCCAACTCTAAAATATACAGGACAATTAATAATATCATAACCAGGATTAAGACTTGCTCCTGTAGGATCATATCTTTCTATAGTAGTACCATCTCTGTTGATTGCTGTTTCTGCACCAATAAATCCTGGATCTGGAAGCGTCCAGTAATTTGACAGCACGGCATTTGTTTTTCCTGTTGTCGGAATCACAGGAGGATCATCATAAAACTGGTAATAAACTTTACCTAATAATTGTCTATCTTTATAGTCATTATTTTTTGAATTAAAAGGTTTACCATCAGACAACATATAACAATCATCATTAATACAATTATGATAATGATTAGGAGAAACCTCTCTTGAATTAGGGAATTGAGCAAATAGTGCTCCTCCACTAGTATTACAAAAACCAGAGGCTTTATCTTCTATAAGATTAACGGTTAACTGTGAGGATTGATCTCCCCATCCTAAACTAGTATTAAAATTAGCAACACTAGCACCAAGAAATAAAGTTTGTGCTATCTTTTTATTGTTGTTGCACGGCTGAGTTGGCATTTATACATTCCTAAGTCCTAAAAGATTGACTGAGATTACATGGTTGATAAGTAAACGAAAGTTGTAGACTATAAGACCCATCTATGGGATTCCAATTTTCTGAATCTGTTGATGTGTAAACGTGTCCTTTATTATTTACACTATCGTTCTTATATCCCAAAGCTGTTGTTTGATCTCCATAAGGTTTAAGAGAATTAGCGATGCCAGTAATAGTTTGATATATGTTCCCGCCCACATATAGAGGACAGGTTACATTATTCATACTATATCCATCTATATCTCTAGGGGGTATAACTTTAACCTCTATACTTATACTTTTTTTAGCAGAAGTTATTGTTCCTAAATTTTGTAAAACTGGACCAAGTGCTCTTCCTAAAACAAAAGCTTCAGCAAATACATCTGTAGGAAAATTTGTATCTACAGTAACATTAGAACTTAATACACCAGTACAAATATTTCTTTTGTTATCAAACTGATAATTATAGCTAATACTGCCTTTTTGTATATTATGGGCCTCGCTTGTACTGATAGGAATAACATTTAACTGTTGTTCTTTAACATAAATTGGATTTCTAATTTGTGGAGCGTTAGGAATAACATCATCACCAGAAGAAACAGTATTATTTTGACTAGTGGTTTCGTCTAACCAATATTTCTTATAATATCTATTATTTAATCCTATATTAGCTCTTTGATATAAAAATGGTTTAACGTGATCCACATAGCCACTAAGGGCATTCTCAAATTTATTTTTGGATACTAGATTCTTTTTACTAGTTTCGTTACCAAAAGGAGAAGCAGCAGGCAATGATCCGTTTGGCAAGGTAGCTTGTTTCGTGTTGTCATTGTCAATTTCAATAAGACCACTACTGTTAGGAGTTAAATTTTCTCCAGTTAAAGCAGTCATTTCTTTTAAATAAAGACCTTGTATCTCTCCTTTGACACTAACTGTTTTTATAAAACTTGCATCTGTAGAAACATCAATATCATAGTTTTCTAAAAATCTAACTCCTGTTGGCATTGCTAACCATGTTTCATTAACAGAATACACACCTTCAGAAATACTAAAATTAGTAGTTCTTACATGATTATATAAGAACGTTGTTCCTTTCATACTACCATAGTCAGGAGAGTCAGTGAAAAATGGTAATCCACTACTTAAAACAGAACTATCATTACTCGATCCATTATAGGCGGTTCCTAGTTTTGATTCTACCCAACCTTTAGCTTCTAGGTATGATGTATTAACACCAACATCTGTACAGCCACTACCAACTCCAGTATTAGGTAATCCAGCGGCAGATAATTTTCTAGAAATTTTATATCTAGGAATAGAGGAAAAATTAATGACGGTATTATCAGTTGGAGTCTGTCTGCCTCCCCCAATTGAATCTCTTGAAGGATTATGCAATTCTCCACCAGCATCTGCTTCTGTTATAGTAAAATCTTGATGAACAATTTCATCTAAAGGTTCTATACTCCAGTCATCTGATGTGCTCTTAACAGCATATCCATGAGATCCTGCTTCAAAGAAACTTAACCCAACAGAATATTCAGCAACTTGTATAAAATTATTGTCGCTACTATTAAATTCTATACTGTCTACTCTAACATTATGTTTTTCAAAAAACAGGTTTCCGTCGCAATACATGGCAAGAGTACCAGCACTACATTCAGAAAATAAAGCTTTTAATGCTTCGTGTGCGCCTGTTAATCCCTTTACTCCAGATTGATCTGGTACTACAGGAAATGAAAATGATGGATTTGCAGATCTTACTATTTGACCTTCTAGTGTGATTTTTCTATCAACACTATCTAATTGTCCTACAGAAGATCTATTGTAGCTAGTACTAAATGCAAATTGCGGAGTTGGCCCAGCAATCTTGTGTATGCCACTACCATTAAATTCTATTATAACAGTAGGATCTCTAGGAGCATCAGACTGTATCTCAACTGTTGAATCAGGTAATTCAAATTTATTATATACCATATTGTTTTATTATCCTATATATGTTCTAAAATAATCCGTCGCCATCTGGACTAGCTGTAACAGCAGAAGGCGCAGTATTTGATTGGGTACCATAATCATAATATATCGAATTATTATAGTATGCCGCTTTGACAAATTCATCTTCTGTTGGAATATAATATTTGGCGTCCGTATTTTTATCTATAATACCAGCAATAGCACCGTTTAAGGTATATGCCCCGGCTTCTGTAGTAGAACTTATCTGTGAACCTGTGGGTTTGCCGTTATGTAACCAATTGCAATATCTTGCACAATCAAACCAATTGACATGATTTACTGGCTTATTTTGCATATAATTCCTATAGGTATAAACATAAGTACCTGATGATCCATGTCTAGTTATTCCTCCATCAGGTTCTGTTCCCATATATACACGATATAGACCATAAAGATCTGTCGTAGCTACAGCATTAAGAAAGTCTACATATTGAGCATTGGTAATTTGATATTTACCTATTTTGTATTCGTAAGATACAGCACCAAATCCTGTGCTATCATTAGCATTGTCTATATTTGATACAGTAACAAAATCTATTAAGTCTGAGGATGTAGTTTTTGCAGATACTCTAAATCCAGTATATTGTGAATGCGCTACTGGAGATTGTATACTTCTAAACGCTTTGCTTATATAAAATAAAGCAGATGTATATGCTCCGCCCCTTACCCATTTATATAATGAAGAAGGCTCATCATCTAGCCATTCAAATAAAAGTCCAGAAAAATCATAGCAGCCATAATAACTAGTTCCACCATTGGTTCCTACAGTAGTAATACGAGAGCCGCTCCCCCAAGAAGCTGTGCTATTATAATTAGCCCTATTGGTTCTATCAACCAAAGTAATAGTTGGTGTCGGGGTGCTAGTAGGTGTTGTTGTAGGCGTAGAGGTATGACTTGGCGTAACCGTTTGAGTAATAGTAGGAGTGGTTGTATGTGTAGGCGTTAATGTTGGTGTTGGTGTCTTAGTAGCAGTAACAGTAGGAGTAACACTCGAAGTTACTGTTAGGGTTGGTGTTGGTGATGAAGTAGGAGTATTTGTTGGGGTTGGTGTCAATGTTGTTGGAATAGTAGGAGTAACTGTGTTAGTAGGAGTATTAGATGGTGTTAAAGAAATTGTAGGAGTTAAAGATGGAGTAACCGTAGGAGTAGCAGTAATAGTAGGTGTAACAGTAGGTGTTGCAGTAATAGTGACGGTAGGAGTAACTGTATTTGTAGGCGTAATTGTAGGGGTTGGGGTTGAAGTTGGAGTAGGTCTAAAATTACCAACACAACTTTTTACAACAGTGATGCCTTTATATCCTTGTGACAAAACTAATTTAGTAGCATCAGAAGACATATCGACATTAGAAACCGTATTGTGGTTATCTACAGAGTTGAGATGTATGTTATCAACATCTGCTACATTAGCTATAGTATATCCTTGTTGAGAGTCTGCAATAAATAGATATTGATCTTCCCAAGACTTAGTAATATTTACAGCAGTCCCAGCTGTCTTAATTTCAAGACTAGACATTAGTGTAAAAGGATCTAATTTGAATATTATTACATTACCCGTAGTAATCGCTAAATAAGCATAATTACCAATAACGGCTATAGATTTTGGATACACATAACTATATGTTGAACTGGGTGCTAATATAGCTACTGAAGTAACATTACTTACTGTAAGAGTGTCGGCTTCTACTCTGTAAATTCCTCCACCTGTAGAGCCTCTTAATGCTACATAAACATAATCATAATTAGGATAAGTTGCTATGTCTAGTGAATTGAAATCGTAATTAACACTACTAACTAAAGTAGAACTATTAATGATAGAATTAGTAGCAAGATTAATCGCAACAAATACACCTAGCTTAGAGATAACATAAGCAGTATTATGAGACTCTAAAACTTTAATATCTGTTATTTTATCTGTGCCACCAGTAAGTACAGAAGACAGATCTATTGTAGCAGAAACGGAGGCCGTAGCAGGAGTTGCAATTGATATTATATCTATCTGTTTATTGTAGCCAGCACAAAGTTTTCTTAAACTAAAGTCAACTGCTATTTTATCTATATTTTGTCCTTTATTAACGTATTTTAATAATTCTAAAGTACTGCCATGATTCTTAACTATTTTGATTCCGTCATAACCATCAGCAACATATATATGGTTTTGGCCCTCATCTATAATAGACATACTACTATCATTTAATGCTAAAGATGATATTTCAAGATTACATCCCGCTAAAGTAGGAGTGGGGGTCAAAGTAGGAGTACTGCTAATTGTGAGTGTAGGTGTAACAGTAGGAGTAACCGTAACAGTTGGGCTATTAGAAGGAGTAATAGATGGAGTTAATGATATTGTTGGAGTAATACTAGGAGTGACAGTAGGTGTAGGGGTGATTGTTGGAGTAGCTGTTGGAGTAGCAAAAAATGCGTCTACATAAATAGAAGCACAAAATTTATAAGCATTTGTGTTACTATAGCTTGGAGCATAAGGCAGCAACCACAATTTACCAGTTCCAGGTTTAGTTATTTTACTTACCGCTGTTCCTCCTGCCATATTTGGTCCAAGATCAATATCAAATTGATTAATAATACTAGGCTTAACTCCATCCGGTAAAATCGTACCATACAATCTATTAACATTAGATCCTGGTACTCCTGTAAAATCTGAACATAAGCTATCAGCATCTTCTGTAAGAACTAGTGTTTCGTCGTCTAATTGTAAATCTTGATTATTAATATTTTGTAAAGCAACGCTTTCTGAACACATACATCCTCTAGAGGATATTCTGATTGTGTCGCCTTTTTTAAGCGTAATATTAGTAGGTGTCCAAATATTAGCATAGTCATCTATAGAATTACCAACAGCTATTTCTGTAGGAAGACAATCTACAAAAAATGCTTCGCCGTTACATCCTGCTATGTTATTAGGTATACCCCCAGGCAAAGGTATTGGTGTTGCTGTAGGAGTAGGTGTTGGAGTAGGAGTAGGAGATATTGATACCATATTTGTGATAAAGTATCTTAAAGTCGGAACCACCGTATTAATACCGGTAGTACTATTAGTTCCATAGCCGTAGTTCCATAAATTTTCATATTGTAACCACGAAGCTCCTCCATTTTTTGCTGTAGATTGGTCATATATAATTTGTAATTTAGTATTATTTGATGGCGTTTTTGGATATTTACTTAAAGGACTATATGCGCTAATCATCTTAATACTATAAGGATAGTAAGATGTTCCATCATTTACTGTTAACTTATTAATTGCTTTTGCTTCGTCGATAGCTAGTGATTCTTGTACAATGTCTGTACTGAAAGCAGGAGTAGCAACAACGATTAATTTATTACAAATCTTTGAATTGTTTAGTTGTGTTTTTGCTTTTTGCAGTTGATGTTTTAAGCGAAATGTATAAAACTTAGGAAATTCAACGCCGGGAGGAGGAGGAGGGAAAGGCGGTGGCGGCGAATCAAAAGAAATATTATTTAGATTTTGTAATAAAGCATTATAGTTTGAGGTCAGAGGATATTCATTAAAGTTGGTAGTGATACCAATTCTTACTTTATCGTTAGCAAAATCTGCTCTGCTATTAGTGTCATAAATAAATTTATATAACTCATCTTTAAATTGTGTCCAATTCTGTAATGGATACTTAAAACTAGTATCTATACAAATAACAACATCTATAGCACCAGCAATCGTGTTGGCATTAGTAGGAGTAGGACTAGGACTAACCCCAGGAGGTGGAGGAAGAGGTGGGGGTGGTGGCGGAGATGATGGCGGAGGCGGAGGTGGTGGCGGAGGTGGAAGAGGTGGTGGTGGAGACGATGGCGGAGGTGGTGGAGGTGGCGGAGGTGGAGTCCCATGATAGCTTTGTTTTTTATAATCGGTCATATCTTTAAGATTCTCCTTCACATCTTCTATTAAGTTTCCATTTAGTTCCACTAGACGGAGCTCCAACTCTAATAGTTGCATACACCGCAGTAGACCAATCTGATGAAGTATATGTCCACCATAACGTCTGTTTATATCCAGAAGATATCGTATAAGAACTTATTCCTGTAGAAGATTTAAACTGTGCTATCCTATCTGGTATTTCTCCTTTTGAAGTACCAATAAATTGTGTAGCAAACGGATCATCAGTACTATCAAATGGTCCATAATTACCATCATTAGTCATGCTGCTAGTAGCTTTGGTAACACCATTATGAATTAATTCTATTTTATCTGGCACCTCATCGGGATCAACATCAAATATTATGATTCCTCCTTCTTGTAATAATGGAACATCATATGTAAAAAATCCTTGACCACCTTCTTGTATTAGTTCTCCACAAGGAATAACCGAATCAGTTGTAGTAGGGGTAGGTGTTGGAGTTGATGTTGCAGTTGGTGTGGATGTTAACGTAACAGATGGCGTAGGCGTAATTGTTGGTGTTACGCTAGGAGTAGGTGTGGGAACACCGGTATATGGATCACACAGTGTAATATTCGTACGGTCTATTTCATACCAATCTAGAATGTCTTCTACTTGCAAAGCTATGTCGCAACACTTGCTTTTATTAATAATTTCTTTAAGTGCTTTTGCTACATCTTTTTCGTCTTCTCTAACTGTTGGAGGAGGATTAAGTTTTACGTACATCTCAAAAGAACCGTCAGGCAACTGTATAAATTTTTGTATATCTTGTTTTACGCATTCAACGCGATCTTCTAAGCAATTACTTACTCCTTCACATTCTATTATTCTTGTTTCAACTCTTTCTTTGCCTGATTGCAAATGTTTAAGAGTAAATTTTAAAATAGCTTGATCAATATTAATACTATGATATACAGTATAAAATATTCTTTGATTATATTTTTCATCGCTAGCTATTTTTTCTGAAATGCCCGATACACTTGCTCTTCGATAATTTTGTATATTTTGTGGAGTAAATTTAATTATATTATCAAACTGTCCTTTTTCTATATCGTCACTATCTAATATCTGTACATCAACTGGTCCGGATTGAGCAGACATATAATCTATGGTTAACTCATACTCTCCACAGTCTAAATTTTCTAATACTATGCTTTTTCTGGTATATCTATACTGGGCCTTATCGCTGGGAGTAGGTGTTGGAGTAGGTGTAGAAGTAGCAGTAAGTGTGGGAGTATTAGATGGTGTTACTGGCATACTTGGTGTTACTGTAGGAGTAACGGTAATTGTAGGAGTAAGTGTTGGCGTTGGGGTAGGAGTAGCAGATGGTATGATAGGAACAAAATCTTCTAAACTGGATAGATCGTAAATTCTAATACCGTTAGTCCCATCGACACTAGCATAAGAAGCAACTAATTTGTCTGGCTGTATTGGTAGTGAAGGATAAGTATTTTCAGTTCTTGTTCCTGTAATAGCGTTGGGTATTTCTAATTTAAAGCTCTTATCTGCTTTAAGGAAGACAGAATCTTTTAGTAACGGAAACCTCCTGATAGTTTGAAAAGCGAGAGTGGTGCTATCAACAATATGAATTTGCACACCGCCAGAAACCCTGACTGCTACAAACAAAACACCAGCACGATCATATGATACAATATCAATAACTCTGCTGCTATTAGAAGTATAGTTGCCTCCTAAAATATAGTTTTCTAAAATAGTAGAAATGCTAGATGGATTTTCTATATCAAAATCGGTTTGTGGACTGTCTAATTTGCATACCGACAAACCACTTCTATATCGGGGTATAGCAGCAACCTTAGGAGAATTACTCTCTTTCCTGCCAGCACTACTTTCATGAGAATAGTGTATATTACTACCACCAAAATTTATAGGATAATCAACACTATCAGTTAATGATCCGATATCATAACCGCCTACAATATCTACAGGATTAGTAAAATTAACAACATTATCATCTGGACAAGTAATATGTATCAAAGAGTTGCCTGCTGGCGAACTCTCTTCTATTGAAGAAACTTTATAATATCCTGTAATAATTGATTCTAAATATTTTTCTTGTTCAAAATTATTTCCCGTTCTGAAGAAATGATAAAATTGTACAAATATTATTTCATTATCCGAAAATTCAACATTATTCGCCCCAAAAGCTGCTCCCTGACCTCCTTGAAAATAAACGTCATCACCATTTTTATATAGATAAATAGTACTTCCAGATCTAACAGCTCCTGATGAAAGTCCTGTAATTTTTGTTAATGGTCCTGCTCTAACAAGACCCTCTCTAATTACTCCACTAAAATCCCAATCAGTAGAACAAGCAAAATTAACATCTGTATATACCTGCGTATTAGGATAATTATAACTATGGTTTGTATTACCTATGTTTGGTCTTTTGTCTATAAAATAACTATTTAAATTTGTAGAACCTATCACAACCATATCATTATTATTATTTGGTGCGATATCGTAATTCAAAATAGAACTGGCAGAAAATTCTGGTACTGTACTAGAATCTCCAGCTTGTGTTATGCCGCTAAAAATAATTTTAAATGATTGAGACATTGGTTTTCCTTGTTATGTGGGTGATACTCCACGACATGTATATCCCATACATGCGTGATTTTCACAATAGTACCATAATCTTGGCGTTAATAATTTATTAATTTTAATTTTAGTATAGGCACCGACATTACCTGGTGTGCCAACTTTTGTTACTCCTATAGGATACTCAAAACCGGGAGTAGTATTATGGGTACCATCTTTTGTTGTAGAGAAAAGCAACCTATGCCCTTCGTTAGAAATATCTGATTGATCAAATATTAAAATTCTGTTGGTATTAGAAGCACTACTCCCAATAGGTAATTCTGGACGAACAACATAACCTCCGTCACCCGTAGATAGCTTTAAAGCAAATGCTTTAGTGTTTGGATTATTTGGATCAAATTGTTGACGATATACTTTAACAGCATATTTTTTAATTTCAACAACATCAGTAAATACATTTACTGGTTGAGAATTAATAGTAGTATTCTCTGGATCTGTTTCGTTAGGATTGATAGAAGTAACGGTATATTCTAAGTCATTATAACCACTACTTAGCAACAATTGTGTTCTAAAAGTACCAGGACTCCCATTCTCTGTATCAAACACAATATCGTTATTATCTTGATATATTAAAGAAGGTGCTATAGGATTGCTTATATCAAAAATTGCATAGATATTTTCGCCACCAACAAATAATTGATATGGTTCATTAGCTTGATTCAGGCCGTCTGTATTTCGAAAACTCATAGCCAATGTATATACAGGTTTATTATTATTAAAAGTAAATGTATAATAAGAGTCTGTGTTATATTGTTGAGTAGTAGAATCATAGCTATATGCTTTAATACCAGCAGCCCCATGTGCTACAAATATATATTGACCATCTCCCGTCATTGCTGTTTCGTAAGCCTCATCTGTAGTAAATATATCTTGATATGAAGTAGATATATTATAATTAATCATTTGTACACGAGGCGCCACGGTTAAATTTGGACCAGCCGTCATTGAAAGATAGTGCTTATTATACAATATAGAATCATCGTGTATTAAAACAGTATCAAACACAGGAGTACAATGCTGATCCCAATTGTTTCTTTCGGCAATTAAACTAGACACGGGCCTGTCTTTAGAGCAAATAGCCCAAGGGGTAATAGGAGTATAAATAGTGCCTATATTAGTAGGGACATTAGTCCTAGTAGATATATCATACATAACAAAACCAGAATGTCGCTCTTTAGAATAATCTCTATATTCATTTTGGTACTGCGGAGTTAAGTCTTTCCAAAAATTCACGCACATTATACCATCAGGATTGACCGTAATATATCTTTGTTTTATTTGTTGCCCCGCTAAAAAACCGGGCTCTTTAGCTTTGTCCAATGGTATAACATTATCGTTCCAGTATTCACCCAATTGTCGAACTAACATTCTTACATGTGAGGTATAGTTACTATTAAAAGATATAACATTGAGTCCAACTTGACTCCTCATACTATCTTCACCATTAATGTCTATAGAGTTTGTATTTGTAACATATAACACTGGCAGATCATCAGCCGTAATTGGAGAATTAATATATAAAGACCTATAGTCATGATTAGGTTTGTCTTTTATTTCATATCTTAAATCTTGGGTAAATTTTTTAGTTGCTGCGCCATAATAAATAAATTTTATATGATCAGCATAGCCATTAATATTGGTTATAGACATTGCTAATATAGAATTTGTTTTATCATAACCCATACCAACAATATTCTGTGTGGTAGTATTTTCATATTGATCTAATAATACAGGATTGTCTGTTTCAGCATTTGTAATATCTAAAGCAGCCAAGTAGTGACCAAATGAAGCGAAAAGTGTATTTCCATCATCTGTTAGTTCAGCATTTGTACATTGTAGATTTAAATTTAAATGATTATATACAGAAATTAAACCTATGTCTGAAAAATCAGATGCTATATTAAAAAAGTATAATCCTTTAATAGTATTAACACAGAACAATTTAGGATTACCATTTTCATAATACTGTAAAAATTTTACATGACAATGTTTAGGTGTTTTTTTAAAATCTTCAAGTATATCTCCAGAACCAATTACAGAAGAACATTTAACATTTTCTGTAGCAGATGCCCATTTTGGTGGATTTTTAGGAGGCACAGGAGGATTGACGTTAGGATTTATATTATCAGCAATATCTCTATTTTGATGAATTAGATTATTATCTAATAAATAAATTATACCATTTGTATGATCTACTGTCGCTGTGTATTTTAAGTCTTTAGTAACCGCAGCAGTAAAAACAGGACCTATTTGTTTTTCTAATGCGTTACCATAAGCAAAATAAGTCAGAGGGAATCCACCATTATAGCTACCATGCGTAAAGTCATCATCATGAATATATGGTGGTGCTTGATACCTAAGTGTCATAAAATTGTCCTATTTTAAAAGTTCTAATCATAATTATATTTACACCTTATGCGTCACTAACTTGTTGGAGATCTGGTAATTACTACAGAATGACTTAAACCAGCAGCAACCTTATGGTAATTACCTTCCAAACCAAGTAAAGTAGCAAATGGTTCTTTAGAACCAGCACTAGCCGTGCATACAATACTGTTTGGATTACCACAATAGTACAAGTTGTTAAGCTTATTTAAAAACAACGAAGTGTGTCTGCCTGCAGCCATTCTGCCAACTTCTGGTCTTAGTGCATAAAATAATGCATTAGTAAATGTTCTTTCTTTACCACTGGCATATATAGAATTGTCAGTTGGTAATGTATTTGTTCCCGGTACTTCACCAGGTCTGAAATTCAATCTAAGAGTTATGTATGTGTCATCATTTGGGTCTATAATAATTTCTTGAATCTTTGTATATTTTTTAATGCCATCACTACCCACCTGTCCAAATGGAAATGGTTTATAGTTTGCTCCATTATGTGTAAATTGATCACAAAAATTGAGTACTGGATTAGTAGTACCATATTTAACATAATTAGCAAATCTAATCGGAACTTTAGTAATAAGATCAGATCCATTAGTAATGATACCAGGAATAGATGCATACATGTATGGTATCTGTCCATGAGCAGGTCTTAGAATTGGACGAGTATAGTCTGTATTGCTACCAATAAATGGTGGTTCTGGAATGTCTAATCCATCATAGCCAAGACCAATTCCGCACTGTCCATAACTATTGTCTCCCCAAGCAAAAAGCTGTCTAGTTTCTATTATTCCCAGACAATGTGTTTTTTGTCTTTCTATCGAGGTAGATGACACACTTCTCGACCCTATTGGTCTACCACCAATAGTACCTGGGGGAGGAGGAGGAGGTGGCGGAGGTGGAGCATCCGAGACATTAAAATAATCACCCACACAACATGCTTCGATGTCGATCCATCTGCCAGCATAATCTGCTATTGTAGTAAAAGTATTTCTGTTTTCTGTATTAGCAAGACCTAATTGACCAACATCATTACGTCCAGTAACAAATATGTTGCCTTTGCTATTAAGAAGCATTGTATGATAAGGACCACAAGCGGCCTTGATGAAATCATTTCTAGAATTAAGAAGAGTAAGTTGAGAATAATATCCTGCTCCTCCCTGTCCTAATTGCCCATACTTATCAGAACCTAATCCATATGCAAATCCATTTCTAATAACGACCATGTGATCATGACCCGCAGATATGCTAGTAATTTCATTAGGAGCATACTGTGCTGTATTATGCTTTAAAAACTGATCTATCTTACGACACTTGTATTTATGATTAGTTGGATCAGATACATTATAACCAAACTCATACAGTTGACCTTCTGAATCTAGTAAGTAACACATATATGATGCAAAATCATTGATTTGATTTTGATTACCATGATTATATGTCATAATAGCAGCATCTACAATGTTTACATCATCACTGATTAAGGTATTAAGGTCTGATTTATAAATAGGTATTTTTCTAAATGCGGATGCGTCATAAGGGGCTTCAATAGTTGTTTTCTTATATTTAATAATGACAATTCCACTACCACCAGCTTGCGTTGCTCCTCCACCACCTCCTGTGTTGACTTGTCCAATACCACCTGTTCCTGCTCCGCCGCCTTTTGATCCACCAGACTGACACTGTTGACCATGGCCAGATCCACCACCAGCATACCAGTTAGGATGATTAATATCACCAAAGTTAACACTAGCGCCATTAGCAATTAAATTTTCTTTACCTGTGCCACCCTGTCCTCCTCGTCTTCGACCTCCTCCACAATCTGATGGATAAGCTCCTGGTCCACCAGCACCACCTCCTCCACCTCCCCCGATATAATTACCTGGACTACCATTGCCTCCACTATATCCTTGTCCGGGAACACCTGCTCCACCCGGACCATGGAAATCATTATTTCTTTCACGATATTGGAAACCTCCACCACCGCCACTACCCCCAGCTTTTCCTGGTTTATTAGGTTGTCCTTCACCATTACCTCCAGCACCACCGCCAATAGCTGTATATGTAACATCTAAACCAATTATTGAACTGTTTTGTCCATTAACAGCCACGGTACCGCCATCTCCTACAGAAATATTATATTGACCAGCTGGCATATCTATATTGGTTTCGGATATTAACCCGCCAGCACCACCACCAGCACTGCCCTTATCTCCTAGGATACCGCCACCGCCACCACCAGCAACAACAAGAATTTCTATGTCACTGTCTGCTGGACTAGAAGTAATACTGAAAGTGCCATTAGACTTAAACACATGAATCTTATGTATTCCGTCATCTAAATCATACTCATCTCCACCTGTTGCAGTAAATGGTATGATATCACCAGTTTTAAGAGGTCCGAATCTATAATTACCAGTATAATACGCATGACCATCATTATTAACAGTAATTGTTTGATACTTACCTGCTACGGCCTTCATAGTGTCTCTATGGGGGAATTCGTCGCCAGTAAGAGGTTGGTTGGCTGAAGTGCTCATACCAGGTCGTGGAGGCAAGACTCCATCAGCAGTAGATTTAAATATAGATATTCCATAAGAACTATAGTCGGCTTTAGTACCGGCACAACGATCTCTTAACATTTTACCTAAGCCACCACCGGTATTATCACCAATACCTGCAATCTCTGGAGCAGTGCCATTTTTACCAAATGTATGACATTGATTTATGTAATTACTATCTAGTTCTAACGTCAAACTAGAACCTAATTGATGACTTTCTCTGTTAGAGTTCTTGATTCTTCTTAAAGGATTTCTGACATCTCCTCCTTGAGGCATGATGACTAAGCTAACCTTTTCTTTATTATAAGGAACATAAGCAACAGGCAATGAACTTTTCCCCGTAGAAGGCGCAGTTGCTGGCTTAATCGCTCCAGGAAATTTAGTAGTAGTAGAAAGAATAAATTCTCTAGCTTTACCGTCAGTACCATATACTGGAGACAATACTGTATTCTTTAATTTTGTAATTGTATTACCGTGTTTTAATATTATGCTTCCTCTGTTTTTATCTATAACATTAAAAGCATCAACTTTTTGATTCCAGACTATACGCAAATGATATAATCTTAAACTAATCAGGTTTCCAAATTGATTAGCATCAATGCCTAAAGAACTAGCACTTGATTTATTAAATAATACTACGTCCAAATCATATCTATAATTACTAGCATAAATAAAATCAAATGTATTAGGACTTTGATCAACGACTACATTATAATAATTTGCATCAGCATAATTAATTTTACTTATGGCATCTATTTTGATATCTATTAAATTAGCAATATCTAGTACTTGTATCTGTCCTCTAGTATCCAATGCATATATTTTTTTATTATGTGGATCTGTAGGATTTACAGGAGGAGGTGGAGGCGGAGGTGGCGGTGAACCAGGTGGAGGTGGAGGTGGCGGTGAACCAGGTGGAGGCGGAGGTGGCGGAGAACCAGGTGGAGGAGGAGGTGGCGGTGAACCAGGTGGTGGAGGCGGTGGTGGAGGCGGTGGAGCAGGTGCAACCGTTCCAGTTTTGAGCAATACGGGACTTTTACCATAACTAGATGGCATAGATAAGAATAAATTATCATTTATATCTACTGCTATATCTCCATGAAAATGAGCTCTGTCATAAACACGCAGAGATGCTGATTCCTGTGAAGTATTAAGTTTGGTATTTATAGCAGGAATACATGATGCAGACTCTACAAAAGATAAGGTATCCGACATTAATTTAAACTTAAATAGTGTTTCGTTTTGATAAGAGTCATCTAAAACTCCTATATAAACATGTTTAGATGCTTTATTATATGTAATAATGCCACTTTTATAAGTGAACATAATATTTCGTCTCGGTATAGAACCGGATGGTTGCCTATTATTGGACCGGGTGGGCATTTTTGGAGAACCACCAAGAAAGAAAGTTTTAGCAAACCAGTCTCTCTCATGATACGGATGTTTAGTCCAATCTATATCGGTTTCTATAAATTGTTTGCCGTCATAAGAACAAGAGTATAGCTTATAGTTAGATAACTGGTCTGATTTTTTGGCCAGGAAACGAATTCTACCATCTCCAATATCAATAGGTAAGATCTTTGCTGATCCTCCAATAATAAATTCCGCCAAAGACGTATCATCACTTCTGTCCCAACCCATCTGTCTCCATCCTCCAGCTCCGTCTTGATTAGAGATAAAGAAAAAATGGGGTATCAGCATTGACCTTGAGGTACTCGGGGCTCTGATGAGTTCTCCAATACCGACTATTACATTATTATTAGGCAAAGCTAGTATGTAATTAGCTTTCTGTTCTCTTCGGTTGATAACCTGAGAAAAGCTATCAATTTGATCCCATCCGTTGACGAAAGAACCTCCTAATTTAGCAGAAGTTGTGGTACCGAAATCGCTAAATTTTGATCTATATATGTCCTGAGTTTGGCTGATGCCAAACACGGTACCATCATCTCTAATTGAAATGCTGCTTAGGCCGGATGAGTTTGGTACCCACTCTTTCCTAGTCTTTGGTGTGGTAAGAACATTATTAACATATCTTTCTAATCGTTCATTCGTTATATTTCGTTCTGTATCCCTTATTTGCTGAGACTGTTTTTCATCCCAGGTCTTGCCATAATCTGAGGACCAATGTATCCAATATGTATCAGCAGGGTCAACAATAGGATTACTACATTCGTAGATATCACCGGCATCCGGGTCGGTTATCTTAGGTCCGGGACCAATATAAAGTAAATATTTACCAGAATTTGATGAGTATATACCCATGGTATCAAAATGATACGACTTTGTATATTTTGACCCAGGTCTTTGACCTCGATAGTTTCTTGCGAAATGAATTAATTTTTGAGTCCAAGTAACTCCAGAATTACTAGAATAAAGCAAATATTGCCTATTGAAATTAGTATTATCCCCGCATCCACTTTCTGTGGTTGTGTCTGTGTAAAGCATAACCATTTCGTTACTGTCTTTAGATGTTATAAGCTGCCTGACACCTCTTCCTTGCTCTGTTCTATTCTTTAACGGGGATGAGTGAGAAGGATTATGTCCATGAGGAAATATATCAGAATCTGTCATACTATTAACTAAAGATAGATTTTCTAAAGAATTCGTCTTGGTAGCAGTAATGCCCGTTCTTAAAGGTAGGGAGGCACAGTTGTCTAAATTCTTATACCATAAAGAAGTAAAAACATGAAAATTTCTACCAGAACCAGAAATATAACAAGCTTGATTTGATTGGTTTCCTATATCATCTTTTAAAACATAAACAATAGGATTAGCAGTATTAAAGTCATCAAGACTTCCTTCTTCTGTCATAGCTACCACAGGCATGACACCAAAATCTTGCCATGTTCCATCAACTGTAGTGTTTCCGTCACCTGGACCTCCAAAAGGAGGCCCCGGCCAAATCGGTACTTCAGGCGTTGGTACTGGCGGACTGTCTGGTGGTGGTGGAGGTGGTGGAGGTGGTGGTGGAACTGGGGGTTGAAACACAACTTTATTAACAAGAGCACAAATAGTAAAATTGCCATTACTATCTACATAAGATGTATTAATTTTATTTAAATTTCTACATGGCACCAATCCCGATTCTATCCCCGAATCAGAGTATACCTTACTAATGTAATGCCTAGTATCTGAATCAGCTTCAAATAAATGTTTAGTTCGCTTAAAAGTTTCTCCGCCATCTGTAGTATATATAATTTTACTAACAACAACTCGCCCAAAAATGTCTTGAGTTTCCGAGGCAGGCGGCAAGGTCGTCTGGCGACCACTATACTTTACAGTCGCTACTAAACCAAAAGCGTCTAGATTAGGAGACATTTTAATTAACTTGTATACTTTATGAATAGGTTCTTGGACTGATGATTCTGGACTGTACAAAGTTTCCTGATACTCTCGGTTGCTATCTAATCCTCCGTCATAATCATTAGCTAATGCATATCCAGGATCAGACTGCGAAGATCGCAATTTCATATCTGCAGATCCTTGTTTCCAATAATTTCCAGAATTGTCAGTACTCATGAATAAAGACGTATGTCCTTGTGTATAATTACTGTGGTGATGTCCATAAAACCAGCTAATGTATGCAGAACTCCCATTATTACCACCAGCCCTGCCTCTAGCTACCATATGATTATAAGGAGTGCCCCCATAAGTTAATAGAAACATTGCTCTTGTTCCATCGTCAGAACATATTAAATTAGTAGAACATAAATGTTTTATCATCAGCGGCGGTGTTATCTGACATCTTTTTGTAGTAGTTTCTGGACCATAAAAGCCGTCAACACCGTAATAATAATTACTAACCCATTTATCTGGAACAGCTACAGACGTCCAAGTATTACCATAATCTTTAGAAAGTAATATTTGGTCTCTGTATGGCGTATTATCTGCATCAAAAGGAAATATAACTTTTTCTGTCCAATTAACACCTCTATCTGTAGATACTAATATGGAAACTTTATCATATTCTCTAGAAGCAGCGCCTGTATACATATAGATATAGCCATTATCTGAAATGCACAAAGACTCAATATACCCAAATCTGCTATCTACAGTAAATGAATTACTAACAACTAAATTATTACCATTATCAGATATATCAAAAGCATTTATAAATGCAGCATATCCCGGACTTTTTGGATTGTTATTGTCACTATTGCTAAAATTTTCAGTAGGTATTTTTTGAAACTTCGTTTCAATATCTGCTCTCACAGAATAAAAACCCAACGAGTTTGCGCTGCCTGATGTATCAGAACCCTCAGCTGCCATAATGAGTGTTTTACCATCATAAGATCCTTTTAAATTCATTATTGCGTCATTTGTAAAACCGCTAAAAGGCGACCCATTATTAATAAATTTAGAATCTACTAAACAAGGCTCTAATCCAGGAGGTGGAGGAGTAGGAGGAGGAGGAGGCGGTGGAGGAGAAATGGGGTTGCCTAAATATGCAGAAGCTGCCTGCACATCTAACATGCCCCCTGATTTAATAGGCTTGGCCATATGAGCATTGAGTTGTTTAGCTGATGAGATGATCGCCTGAGTAACTTCGTTTCCTGTTTTTCCTGTTACTTCATATAAAAGAGCAATAGCACCAGCAACATGAGCCGCAGCTACCCAAGTACCTGAAACATTCTGTATTCCGCAAAGACCATGACTAGCAATTACACTTTCTCCTGGAGCACTAATGTCTACTGCAGTTCTACCCCAATTAGCTGTGCGTGGCATCTCACCTTCTCTATTTATTGATGTTACTACAAGATCTGCGTAGGTTATAGCGGTAAATTGATCAGCAATATCTGTTATGTTTTTGCCGCTTTCTTCCCTCCTGTCGTAGGGATTTCCGTCTTCAGCAGGTACAACAATTAATATTTCCTGCCTTTGACATGCCCTAATAGCATCTCTAATACCATCAGACCTCCCACTATTACAACCCCTTTGACCATCCCATACAATAACCGGGAGACTCAAACCATCCTCAATTTTCTTATTTAAGATAAATGTCAAACCTCGTATGATAGCAAAATCTTGAGCACACCCTGTACCAAGTGTTGTTGTCGCAACACTAAGTAGGACAGCTCCTGGACAAATACCAGCAATAGCACACTCATCATCATGACGAGCACCAGTAATGCCTTGAATAGCATTGCCTTTGATGCTACCATTATATATTCTGTTAGAATCTGGATTATCTGAAATGTCTTCCGCACGAGAATTGTATCGATACGCACTGCTTATGTCATCTGGTTGCGGAGCATCATAGCCTTCTGACAAAATACCAATATATGTTGGCGTTGTTATGTTCCGACCTTGCTGCCAAAGTGCAGTAACATTAATGTCATATGGACTAAGATCAGGATTTAATGCCCATTGCATATTCCAATATGGATCTTGAGGAACACCAGCAACAAAATTAACTATAGTATCTTCGTCCATCCTGCTTATATCATCTTCCAGATCTTCTTCTTCTGGAGAATAAAGCTGATTCAAAACACCAACATCATTACTAGGAGTAGGTTTGTCCGCATAAAAATATTGAATACTGTCGTTACCTGATAAATTAACAGCATCGGCAGATTTATGAACAGAATATAAACCAGGTAATCCCAAGCAATATAATGGTGTCCAGCCAGATCCTAAGATAGTACTAACATCAGAAACATTAGTCATATTTAAGACAGCCTTTTCTGTTAATCGTACTATCCAGTAATTGTCCGTATCTTCAGAAATACTGTTTACAGTAATAAAAGATTCGAACCATTCTTGACTAGGAACATCATAGTTAACTTTCATTTTTATTCCTTAATAGAAATCGAAGTAATACCGGATTTAACATAACTGCCAATAATTGTTGGAGCACTAGTGTTCTTTTTGTCTACCGCCAGAATTGCGTAAGCACTATTTGCAACATAAACAATATCACTATCAATACTATCTTCTACAATATCGTATATCTGCCCGTAGCCATTTGGCCACCTAGTATTTGCAAAAGTAATCAAAGAAGATTTTAATACAGGACTTGATCTGTCAGTAATATCTACTAATAATAGTACACCTCTTTGAGTACCTACATATAACAAATTAGGATCGCTAGGAGAAATGTAGCATCTCCACAACAGAGAACGAGAATATGCGTCTACAGGATCAATATATCTTAATGAAGCACTTAGTAATGGAGCAGCAGTAAGATCTGTAGGATTTATTCTATATATTAATAGTCCATACTCTTGATCCGCAACATAGATATATCTAGCGTCACTACCTGTACCTAAGATAGAATGTCTATGATATATTCTGTTGCGAGCATATCCATCTGGTTTGCTAGAAGCAGTAGATTTAAGCTGTAAAACTTTTGGTTTTGGATGTGCTATATTGTTTTCTACTCCAAAAATATGTGTGCCGTATCCTGAATTAGCAACAGCCAGGAAATTATAAGAATCACTATAGTTTACACTCTCTACATAATATCTTAAATCATAAGTAAATGTATGTACAGGATGATATTTATCAGATATATCATACATGTTAACACCTGTAATTCTATCACAAGTAAATAATAATGTTTTGTCTGAATTGAAAGCAGCATCATAGCCATGATTATTAATATAATCATGACCCTGTCTATAAGACACATCAGCTTCAAATGGAGCTGTTAAACTTAATGTAGGAGTTAGTGTCGGTGTTGCACTAGTAGTCGGAGTGACACTTGGTGTTACCGTTGGTGTTGGGGTATGAGTCGGAGTAATACTTGGTGTTGGTGTTGGAGTAGGAGTGTTGCTTGCAGTAAGAGTAATAGTAGGAGTAACTGTTGGCGTAGGACTAACAGTAAGAGACAAGGTAGGAGTAACACTTGGAGTTAAAGATATAGTAGGAGTAATGGAAGGTGTCACACTAATAGTTGGTGTGATAGAAGGAGTCAAAGATATTGTCGGAGTAATCGACGGAGTATTAGTTGGAGTAACACTAATCGTCGGAGTTACTGTAGAAGTTGGCGTATAAGTAGGAGTAATGCTAGGGGTAACACTAACTGTAGGAGTAACGCTTGGCGTAACACTAATTGTAGGAGTAACAGTAGGAGTGGCAGTATTTGTTGAAGTAACAGTTGCTGTAGGAGTTATGGTATGTGTCGGAGTAGGAGTTGGAGTTGAACTAGGAGTAGATGTCGGCGTTGGTGTTGCGGGAACTATCGGATCAACAAATGCTGGAAAAGAGTAATTTATAATACCGTCAATGGTGCAACATTTTTCTCCACCGATTTTAACAGAAAGTTTTTCGCCTATATAGTTTTCAAATCCAGGTAATTTAAATTTAATGATATAGTCAGAGCCATATGGACCTAATCCTCCTACTTCTTTTCTAGGAAAATAACTTGGGGTTTGTGTTGGTGTTATAGTAGCGGTGACTTGAGGAGTATTGGTTGGAGGAGGCGTGATCCTGGGAGTAGCTGTTTGAGTGACCCTAATAGTTTCTGTAGGCGTAGGAGTAACAAGAGAGCCCGCTAAACTAGCAGACGCTGCTTTAACATCAATAATGCCTTCACTAACACATTTGCCAGACCAAGCAGTAACTTTTTGACAAGTATTTATAAGAGCATTTTTAATTTGTGTACCAGTAGCGTTAGGATGTATACTATACAATAAAGCCACAGCACCAGCAACATGAGGACAGGCCATGCTTGTACCGCTTTTGTAACCGTAATTAGTTACTACTGGAATCGTAGAATAAATAGCCGATCCTGGTGCGGCCACATCAACACTTGTTGCTCCATAGTTACTGAAGCCTGATACAGTACCTTGCTGAGTGCTTGATCCCACAGAAATAATACCAGGAATATTATATCCTTGAGGATAAACTGTTCCAATATCTGTGTTTGCAGTGTCATTACCAGCTGCTGCAATAAAAAGCATATCTTCATTGGTCCAAGCAGATGAAATTACATCAAACATACCTTGAGAAAAAACTCCTCCTCCCCAACTGTTACTAGTAGCTTTTATATTTACTCCTCTGCTTTTCATTAATTCTGCATAAGCAACACATTTGATAGCATCAGATGAATTACCACCACCATCAGCACGTAAAAACTTCAATGCCATTAATTGTATATTCCAGTTAACTCCGACGACGCCTGTGCTATTATTTCCAACAGCACCAATAGTTCCAGCACAATGCGTTCCATGACTTTGATCATCCATAGGATCGCCAGAATTTGTTATAGCATTTATTCCATGTATATCATCTACATAACCATTATTGTCACTATCAATACCGTTGCTTGTTTCAGCAGTATTGGTCCACATATTTACTCTTAAATCTTGATGATTATAATCTATGCCAGTATCGACCACTCCAACAACAATACTATGACTTCCCTTATTGGTAATCCAAACATCTTTACAGTTAATATGATAATTGCCTTCATTTGGATTCAAGCCATATAATTTATCAAAGTCTGGATCATTAGGGTCGCTAGAGAGAGCATTAAAATTATTTTTTTTTATATCTTGTGGTCTTACAACAGGATCGTCTAATTGAATAGTTTGATCTTCTTCTACATATTCAATATTAGAATTATTAGATAATGTATTAAATGTATTAGCTACATTAGTCTCTACGACAACCATTCCTGGATGACCCAAACCGCACAACACCCTATAGTCTGGACCAATAATTTTTTGAACATCATTAATATTGTCCATATTGTTGACTGCTTTTTCAGACAATCGAACAATAAATCTTTTTTTATTAGTTTGAGTAAGTGGTGATGCAGTATTAAACTTGGAGAACCATATTAAATCAGGCTTATTATAATTCATTAATTTTCCATAATTATGCTAGCTGTTTCCGATCCGGTTAGTTATATATACACTTTAAAAGCAATTTTACTATGGTATGTCATTAAAATTATCAGATTGCGATAATAATTGTAATGTATATAGGTTAGTTGTGCTTTGTGATCTCCAAATATAGCCTTGTCCTGTTGTCGGATCATTGGTTATTACGGCCAAACGCTTTGCATCTCCAGAAAATGTCATGGCAATTTTGTTCGAGGCTTCTGCTAATGAGAAAGTAGAAATTTCATCAGTCTTTAAATCTGTATCTTTGAGTGTCCAAGAGTCTTCTGAACTATTGTATTCTAAGATTTGTGGATTGACACTACCACCTTCGCTAATAGCTGCTATAGTTAAACCATCATCAGACATTTTGAAATAATCCAAGATACAGCTGTCGCACTGCCAATCAGACTGATTATAATCCCATGTTTTATCTAAGATCATGGTCCATGATGTTCCAGAATCTCTAGACACATAAACTTCACTACCAATATTAGTTACAATACAAGATCCGTCATTATTGGTTGCAAGTCCATGTTTAACAGGAACGCCTGATTCTCTAATGACACTACTAAGTACTATGCTAGGACTATGGCTAGTAGCTGCAACTCTATATATATTAACTATTTCATTACCCCCACTTGTTGGGTATCTAGTTAGGTAATAATACAAGTTGCCATTTCTTGATACGGCCATACCATGCAATTCACCGGGTGATGAATGAGCGGAACCAGGCTCTCCTCCATAGTTATTACTTCTACTTAAATCATTAAAACTCTTATTATCGGCAAGTACAAGTTTGCCATCTCCGCTAATTTCTAAATCTTCTATGTTGCTCGAATATGCATCCATAAAACTATTAGTATAACCTAAAGTGCTTGCAATAGGACTATAGAAATTATTACTCCACGTAGCACCACCATCTACAGACTTATAAAGACTTGCTCCGTAAGCCAAGATAGTAGAGGCATACATTATAGCTCCGTCATTAGAAACGGCAACATCTTTCCAAAGAGTGTTTGATCCAACATTAGAAGTGTTAAAAGTAGCACCATAATCTGTAGATATATATAAATTAGCATCATTAGCATCTGCTGCTAATACAGTTTGTCCAGTGTCTGAACTACTAATTGCTATCCAGTTTTGTTGATTAGCAGGAGGTCCAGCTGCATACCAATCAGTAAATCCTGAACTTCCGTATGGTGTTAGACTCGGTGTTGGGCTTGGTGTTGCAGTGTGCGTAGGGGTTGGGTTAGGCGTTGAAGTATTGGCAGGAGTAGGTGTTGGACTAGCTCCTGTAGTTAGGGTTACGGTTGGAGTAGGAGTTGAAGTTGGAGTTCCAGTAGTAGTTGGTGTTGGACTACGTCCTGGTGATGCTGTAACCGTAGTTGTAACAGTCGGAGTAGGAGTAGGAGGAGCAATAACTTGAGAGGCGTTATAATTTATTCGTAAAACAGTACTACTATTAGGAACACCTATTATCATATAAGAACTATTAATAAAACAACTATTACTCCAAACATTAGTCATATCTCTATTAAGACCAGCAAATTTTCTTAAAACTTTAATATTGTCTTCAACTAAACTAAAGCCATTAGGTAATAAACTATTAGACTTGAATAAACTATATGTGTAAACTTCAGAAAAATCATATGGTTTTGTTACTGGATCAGACGTATGTTGAACCAACATATAAATTTCTGCGCCTTTAGCAAGAACAACTTTGACTTCTCCTGTGCTAGTTATTCCTTCTAAACTAGAAACACAGAAATTATAATCTAAACCACTGCCAGCATTAGTCTTGTCCATGATAGTATATTTATATCCACTATCACAAGTAGTATCTGCCACTACATAAAAATCAAATGTCTTGTCTTTATCTGTAATAAAATCTAAAGCATTAATAGAAAAAACAGGTACTTTATCTCTATTTGAATTAGTATAACGAACATCTTGAACAGCATTATAGTTATAAGTTTTTCCACCCTCACCTGATGCTACTTCGTATATAGGTACTATGAAAGCATTAGGAATATCCGAAGTATTACCAGTGGATAAATTAGAAAGTCTAAAATGATAAGGTAGTGTATTGATATCGTCAATAAGATCCGTGTCGTTAATAATTATTGAGTAATTTTTGTTTGAAATTTTATTTAATATAATTTTTGCAGGATCGATGGTTATGTTATTATTTCCATACAATAGTGCTAAATTAGTATAATCAAAATTAATATCTTTATTAAACTTAATATCAATAGAGAATTGATTACTTTCTGTACTTATTTGTATTCTGCTAATAGTAAAATTAAATTCATAACTATGTAAACTATATCCTCTATAATTACCAATCACACCAGGACAATCGTAATCAATCCCGTCTATTGCTACTGTATTATTGCCTGTTCCTGGCACATGATGTATAAATAATTGATTGTTAGAACTATTTACTAAAGGCAGTCTGTAATTTACACTAACATTACTGCCCAATGCTGTTCTGTCAACACCGCACTGTATTCTATTACTATTTTCACAATTAAAAATTTCTTCGGAATATAGATAGCTTAATTCATTTCCTGTTTTTGTTTTGTCTGATGTAGTATAACTATAAATTTTACTATCATTGAATAAAAATGTTTTATTATCTACACTATATACTTTGGTTGGACCACATATAGATCCTGCTCCACCGATAACATCTCCTTGTGGAATAAAATAATTTGAAGCCGAATCTATACTATATAAAAATACTATAGAAGTACCTGCTTGACTATTTGTTCCTATAAACCATCTATTTAAATCATTATTATACTGAACACTAGAAATTTTACTAGAAGGATACTCACTATTATTCCAAATAGCAGCATTTGCTTCTGTCATAAGTTTATTTTCTATAGTATAATCAGTTAAATAATTATCGGACTTTAATACTTTATTATATGATGCGTCGATGGTGTTATTAAAAGAATAATCATTAATAGGTGCAACAACAGCAAGTATATGCTCATCTCCTGCTATCATAGATGTGCTATTTCCAACATCTATACTAATAATCTCATATTCTTCAGCACCGTCTGCTAATACTATTTTCTCTATACCGCTATCATCTGATAATGTAACAGGAGTTACTGTAGGAGTTGGTGTTAATGTTGGTGTTGCAGACAAAGTGGGAGTTAGACTAATTGTGGGAGTATTAGTAGGAGTATTGCTAACAGTAGGAGTGAGTGTCGGAGTATTAGAAATAGTAAGAGTAGGAGTAACAGTCACGGTAGCAGTTACAGATGGAGTTAAACTAATTGTTGGGGTTATTGAAGGAGTTACAGAAATTGTTGGAGTAACACTAGGAGTAACAGATATCGTCGGAGTAACTGTTGGTGTTATAGTTGGTGTCGCAGTAACAGTTGGTGTTACCGTAGGAGTAGCTGTAGAAGTCACACTAGGAGTAACTGTTGGTGTGACTGTAGGTGTTGGAGTTGCTGTTACAGGAACACTATCTAAAATTTGCCCTTCACAACATTTGTCTAACTTGACGTCTGAAAAAACTCCGTTTCTCCAAGCTGGCTCATTTCCAATATAAATATACTCTTCACAGTCGTCATATAATAGATAAGATTGTCCGTTTTCTGTTATTCTTCTTGGCATATTAAGGGTTCTTTAGATATTTTTAGAAGTTATAGTTTTATATACACTAATTGTCTTGATTTTCTAGTTAACAATCACACTCAAAACCTGGCATTACGTTACAAAGTCGGTGCATGGCAAACCTGGTGTGTTACATGTTAGTGGTGGCCCGAACCATTCAAACTGAGTCATATTATCCCCTTCAGAGCATTGTCCTTCTGGGAGCATATCACAATATTTTCTCCAAGTATTACCATTATCTGGAGTATCGAGAACAGCTATTCTCCATCGATAGCCTCCCGGGAAAACCTCGTGAGCTTCACATTGTCCACAATTTCGAGCAGGATCCCAGAATCTTGGGTCTCCTATCCACTCTTCACATTGTTGAATAACAAGAGCTGGGTTATTTAAGATACTACTACCATAAGTATATCTACAATGACAACAAGCTCCAATAGGACAAGGCACACCAGGATTTGGATTTGTCGCAGTATCTGGAGCACAACAACAATGAGGACCAGAAACTCCATTATTGTCTACACAAACCAGAATTCCTCCGCTTCCATCACAGCAAAGTTCGCCATCTTCACACTGTTGTCCAGTTAAACCTGATCCTGGTCCTATAAAAGTAACTTGACCCTGACATACTTGGCTACAAGGAGGATCATTACTTGGAGGAGGTGGCGGCGGTGGCGGTGGAAGAGGCGGTGGAGGTGGCGGTGGAGGCGGAGGTGGTGGAGGAGGTGGTGGCGGAGGTGGTGGCGGAGGTGGAGGAGG